GTGGGGCGCGATGCTAACGGCTTCCATAACGTGCGTTTGGTTTTTTGACACATAGACGAAATAGGTCATTTCTTACAATTCCTGTTAATCTTCAAAATTGTTTATCACGTTGGTCTGAATTGGTCAATTGCTGAGAACGTTAAGTTTAATCCGATAAAGAGAGGTATTAGAAAGTAGATATCTAGTATAATATCTATATAGTTAGTAATTAATGTCTAGTGAATAATCTATTAGATAGGGTTGAGCTAGGATATAAATTTCTGAGATTAAACTTAACAAGGCGTAAAAATAGCGGCGTCCAAATTAATGAGCGCCGCCAGGAATTATTCAGAAACGGTTGCTGTAACGTTGTGACCAAATTTACCGCCGCCGCGATCATCAATGTTGTCGGAAATATTGAGCGTCACAGTTTTGAAATTGCCGCTGTATCCCAATTTGTGAGCGGCTTGTAAAACGGCTTCCTTAATGTCCGCTTCGGTCAATGTTAATTGAAGTTTAGCCATTACTCAGTCTCCATAAATTGCCGCATGGCAAGTGTCATGCGAGTTGTTAAGCTGGCAGACGGCCATTGTGTCGGCTTGCTGCTCGAATGCGATGATCATCCACGCTGCAACAAACATGGTTATGACGATGGTGTGTGCGGTCGTCCAAGTCATGCGTTGATTACCTTTCTCATGTTGGCAGGGACAAGCGTGCTGGTGTCGGCCGGGATCGGATACCATTGATATTCAGGATAGAACATGCCGAACGCCCTACGAACGGTTTCCACGCTATCCATAGCGAACGCTTCCGCATGCAGCGCCGACACATGCGGTCTTGTGAACGCGCCGATTACTTCTAGCCAGACGTCATTGCCGTATGTCTTGTGTGTTCCCATGATGTAGAACATTGTTATTCGATCCTGATTGCTGTTGCGATAGCTATTGCATTTGCTGTTGCCGATGTCAACAAGGTTGACCAATCAAGCCCGATACGCCATATCTGAGCGATGGTTAGCTTTGTCAGTTCATATGATCTTTTGCAGACGTCCGAACGCGTGTTCGTTGACGAGTTTTTGCACGCCTTGGAAGCCGACGCCGAACGCCGGTTTGAACGCCTGACCGCCACATTGGATCGCGTTGCCAGGTCGCTTGACCTAGACGCCATGGATGACCGTACACGCGATCTGTTCGCAAAGCCGATGGTGCGGGCTGCGATCCATGAACGCGTCAAGCAGCTAGCCGACGAGCGCGATTTGACGCCTGAGCGTGTCATACGCGAGCACGCCGCCGTGGCGTTCGCCAATATGCAGGATTATTTGACAGTTGGTCAGGATGGCTTGCCCACGGTCGATATGGAGACCGTCAACCGGGCGCAATGGTCTGCCGTCTCGCAAATCGAGGTGGAAGACAGTTATGGGCCAAAAGGAAACATAAGGAAGATCAAATTCAAATTGCACGACAAGCTTGCTTCATTGGCAGCTATCAGCAAATTCATGGGATTGGACAAGTCAGACAATCCCGAATACGTGGCATACAAGCTGTTGCCGCGCGATATGGTGCAATTGCCCGCCAGCGCCACACAAGAGACGCTAGCGGAAGATTATGCGCGGCTTATCGATGGTTAGGACGCTTGCCGAACGATTGCCAGTTGCAAAACTCGTAAACGATGACCGTTCCTTGCTTGCCGTTGATGATGACAGGCGATTTCAGTTCGTCCAGATATCGAAACAGCCGCTCCATTGCGACCGTGCTTTCCGCGCGCAACGCCTCTTGCGTCAACAGAATGTCTCGATTGTCGAAGTATTCCGGGCCATCACGGTATATCTCAATCAGCGCGTAAGACAGTCGCGCATGGTCTTGCCATTTGATTGCGCTGTTGCGCAGGAATTCGACGGGATCGATGGTTTCAAGTTCTTCGGTCATGTGATGCGTCCGATACGTGTTGCGATTGCCGACAATTACATGTTTCCGCAGGTGCGTCAATGCTGAATGCTGACTTGTTCAATTGGTATCATCATGTCGGCCGGATTGACGATGTAATCAAGCCGTGGAAGCCGACCGCGCTTGCTCATGATCAATGGCCCCCTGATTATCGCGGTGTATATGCGTGGCGTATGCAGACGTTGCAGGCGTTGCGCGCTGACCATCGCATGCTTGCGTCCGCCAAGGCTTATTATGCTACGCATCGCAAAGAATTCATCATGCATTGGATGGATACTTATGACCCGCGTAAAGCGACCGGTCACAAGTGGGTGCCATTCGTGTTCTTTGCTCGACAAGGGCAATTTATCGACTTCCTAGAAGAGTTGCGCGTTGATCAGGAAAGCGGCCTGGTTGAAAAGGCGCGCGATATGGGCGCGACATGGCTTGCATGCGGCTATTCCGTTGCATCATGGCTATTCATTCCAGATGACGCTATCGGATGGGGTTCACGCAAACAGGAGCTTGTTGACAAGCTTGGCGATCCTGACAGCATCTTCGAAAAGATGCGATTGATTATCAACCGATTGCCTGACATCTGGCGTCCGAAGGGTTTGAAGCCCAAAGAGCACTTAACGTTTATGAAGTGTATCAATCCTGAGAATGGCGCGACCATTACGGGTGAGAGTGGCGACAATATCGGCCGTGGTGGTCGAAAGTCGCTGTATTTCAAGGATGAGAGTGCGCATTACGAACGGCCGGAAAAGATTGAAGCCGCGCTTGGCGATAACACCAACGTTCAGATTGACATTTCGTCTGTCAATGGTCTTGGCAATCCGTTTCATCGTCGGCGTGAAGCCGGTATGGAGTGGCAACCGAACTACACCATTCCAAAAGGGTTTGTCCGCGTCTTCATTATTGATTGGCGTGACCATCCTGAGAAGACGCAAGAATGGTATGATAATCGTAAAGCGAAGAATGAGCGCGAAGGTACGATGCACCTGTTTGCGCAGGAAGTTGACCGCAATTATTCCGCCGCTGTCTCGAATACCGTCATTCCATATGAATACATAGTTGCCGCTGTTGACGCTCATTCCCGTCTGCCGCAGTTGATGCGCAACCCGTCCGACATTCCCGATATGTGGACGGCTGGTGTTGACGTTGCCGATGGTGGCATTGACCGGAACGCGCTGGCAAAACGTCAATGGATCATCTTGCGCCACGTCGAGGAATGGGGCGAACGCGATCCGGGTGTTTCGACACGTCGCGCCATTATCAGCACGCGCGGTCACAAGCACATGCGTGTTATGTACGATGCCATTGGCGTCGGTGCTGGCGTCAAGACCGAATATAACCGCATTACTGTTGACGAGAAGTTGACGAACGTTCCACCCTTTACCGCGTGGAATGCCGGCGCTGCCGTCCTGCAACCGTTTGAGCGTATCATTCCGGGCGATGCCGATAGCCTGACCAATAAGGATTTCTTCAAGAACCTGAAAGCTCAGGCCTGGTGGTCGCTATACAAGCGGTTTTATAAGACGTGGAAATGTATTGTGGCGCTCGACAAGGGCAAACCAATGCCGAATTATGATGCAGAAGAGTTGATCAGCCTTGACGGTACTATGCCGTTGCTGCATCAACTCATGAAAGAACTGGCACAACCGCAACGCACGCAAAGCTCTAGCTTGCAGATGATCGTTGACAAGCAGCCAGACGGAATGAAGTCACCGAATTTGGCGGATGCTTGTGTCATGTGTTTTTTCCCAATTCCGGACGATTTCAATCGTGTTGTTATAGGATCATATTGAAATGGATAGCGGAATTTATGTGATATCTTCACCGTCCGGTCGTGTTTACATCGGTTCTTCAAAATCATTGTCAAAACGTAAGACGCAACATTTTTATAAACTACGAAATGGAGTTCATCCTTGTGACGCGTTGCAAAAAGCATTCATCAAATATGATGCTCGATTAAATTTCGTTGTGATTGAAAATTGCGCTGAGGAATTGCTAATCGAAAGAGAACAGCACTGGATTGATATCGCTTCTAAAGTTTGGGTGAAGCGTATTTATAATTCGAGTGGAATTGCCGGAAGACCTGAACATACTGCCGAAGTCAGAAAGAAAATATCCGATAAAGCAAAGGGCAGGATTGTTTCAGAGGAAACTAAACGCAAACTTTCAGAAGCGGGTAAAGGACGGAAGCATTCCGAAGAAACATTAGAAAAGATGAGAAATTATAAATTCACTCCTGATCAATTGGAAAAAATAAGAATTAATAATCAAAATCAAATCAAGAGTGAAAAAGATATCGAGAGACTTAGGGAATTAGCAAGAAAAAGAGTGGGGATATCGTTGTCGGCATCGCAGAAAGCAAAAATGAGCGAAGCGCAACGGAACCGCGCACCACCGTCCGAAGAAACTAGACGTAAACTAAGCATTGCTAAAACTGGCGCTTCCCGTCGCCCGGTCTCGCCAGAAGGCTTGGCTAACCTTCGCGAAGGTGCTAAAAAACGTTCAGAGGCCGCAGCTTTGCGCCGTGCAGAAAAGGTTTGCACCTATGACTTTCTTTAAACCGTTCCTTTTGTCGACAACGGCATATGCAAACGGCATGGCCGAATATCAGAAGTCGCCAAGCACGCAACCGCTTGTGGATGCGGTTAATTATCTCAATTCGGAAACCGTCGATGAAGACTTGACGGCGTACGCACCTGATATCGCAATGATGGTCGAATATTGGGACAAGATCGATACCATTCTGGAAGGTGAAGACGCAATCCGTCTGGCTGGAAAGCGATATCTGCCGAAATTCGAAGATGAGGGAACATCGGAATATAAGAACCGGTTGTTGATGACGAAATTTACCAACATCTTTCAGGACATCATTGAAGGATTATCGTCAAAGCCATTCGAGGAAGAGATCACACTCTTCAAAACGGAAAAAGACACACAACCGCCAACCGAGATTGAAGAGTTTTGCGAGAACGTTGACGGCGGCGGCAACACCCTGACCGTGTTCGCTGCACAAGTGTTCTTTGCTGGCATCGCGGCGGCAATCGACTGGATATTCATCGACTATCCGACCGTTGACACAACAAAGGTGCGCAGTCGCAAGGATGAGAAAGACGCCGGTATCCGTCCGTTCTGGTCGCGTGTCGTCGGTCGCAACGTGCGCGAAGTGCGAACGGTCATCGTCAACGGCAGCAAAGTGCTGTCGTTCATTCGTATATTCGAGCCGAATATCAACGGCCCGGATCACGTTCGCATTTTCCAGCGCAACGACGCCGGCAAAATCGAATGGTCGCTATTTGAGGAAATCATTCAACAGACGAACACCGCCAAGAAATTCAAGCAGATCGGCGGCGGTTTGTTGACCATCGACGTTATCCCGCTGGTGCCGTTTATCACCGGCCGGCGCAACGGTTCGAATTGGAATATTCATCCGCCAATGAAGGCTGCGGCTGATTTGCAGATACAGCTTTATCAGGATGAAAGCGCCCTCAAATTCATCAAGACGGCAAGCGGTTATCCGATGCTGGCAGCAAACGGCATGCGACCGGAAATGGAAGCGGACGGCAAGACCGCCAAGAAACTCAAGACCGGACCCATGCGCGTTCTTTGGGGCGTACCGGACGGTAGCGGCAACCATGGGCAATGGGCGTATGTCGAGCCGTCCGCCGCCAACATGGCGTTTCTCAAGACCGATATTGACGAAACCAAGAAAGACTTGCGCGAACTTGGCAGACAGCCGTTGACAGCGCAAAGCGGCAATCTTACGGTCATCACGACTGCCGTTGCTGCCAGCAAGGCGAAATCGGCAGTCGCGGCATGGGGCTTCAATCTCAAAGACACATTGGAAAATGCGCTGGTGATCACTAGCAAATGGATATCGTTGAACGGGTATCAGCCGCAAGTCAACGTGTACAACGAGTATGACGACTTCACAGACGGCGGTGAGGATTTAACCGAACTTGGTGCCGCACGTCGGGCCGGTGATCTTTCGCAGGAAACATACTGGTCAGAATTGAAACGCCGGAAGGTTCTTGCGCCGGAATTCGATGTTGAAACCGAACGTGATAGGTTGCTGAACGACATTCCGAGTGAAGCCGACCTAGACGCAACGGATGACAAATCGTCAACCAAGCCGGTCAAGACGCTGGCAAAACCGAAGGTGCCTGCAACATGAGCAACGAGAAAGAAACCGGATGGGTTGTGGAAGTCGGAACAAGCGAGCCTTCTGCACCGCTCTATTTGTGCGGAACGAACCGCTACACGCAAGACCATCTGAAAGCCGCCAGGTTCGCCCGCAAGGAAGACGCGGAAAAGTTCGCCCTCAAAACCGACCGTGTTTGCGAACACGCGTGGGGATAAACCCCGAATAGCAGCCGGGTAATGCTGCTTAATTCCTAGCCGTAAAGTCGGATGACGACGGCGTAACAGTTGGATGACTGCAACAATGAAAAACATTCTCAAGCATATCAATCTGGCAATTCTGTCTGCAACGGCGTTCAACAACGCCGGCTGGAAGATGGATGCAGACGGAAAAATCGAAACGAAAGACGGCAACCCGGTCTGGCTTGACGCCAACGGCGGTGAAAGCGTTATGAAGGGTGACAGCATCGCCCGGCTGAACAGCGAAGCAAAGACCTTGCGTGAAGGCAAGGAAGCGGCGGAAGCCAAATTGAAGACCTTCGACGGCGTTGATCCGGTCAAGGCGAAAGAGGCGGTTGATAAGCTCGCTCAGATCGATCAGGGGCAGTTGATCGCAGCCGGCAAGGTTGACGAGGTGAAACAGCAAATCACCGCGCAATTCACCGCACAGATCGCCGAACGCGACAAGGCACTGAACGATATGAAATCACAGTATGACAATACTGTCATCGCCAACGTGTTTGCCGGCTCGCAATTCATTCGGGAAAACATCGCCGTCCCGGTTGACATGTTCGAAGCGACGTTCAAGAACAACTTCAAGATTGAGGACGGCAAGATTTCGGCGTATGACCGCAGCGGCAACCGCCTCATGAGCAAAAAGAATATCGGTGACTATGCTGAACCCGATGAGGCGTTCAGCATGCTTGTCGAGGCGCATCCGCAGCGCGATACCATCTTGAAGGCTTCCGGCAACAGCGGCACCAACAACGACGGCAAGGGCGGCAACAACGGACGTGTCGCCACAATGCGACGTTCGGAATTCGAAGCGCTTCCGGCAAACAAGCAGTCGGAAGCGGCTGGCAAGATGGGCAAGGGGGAAATTCAAATCGTAGACGGTTGATCTTGCTGGCAACTGTCTACTGATCGCGCGCCCGCAAGGATTGATGGCCTTGCGGGCGTTGCTGTTTATTCGACGCTGCGCACCAGTTTCTTGTATTCGCGAACGAACTTGAAAACGAATTTGCAGCTTTCTTTATAGCGCTTGCGGGCGAGCAATTGCGCAAGATCGGCGGCATCTTCCCGACGCCTATGCCAGACGCCATTGCCAAAATACATTCCAGACGGGTAACATTTGAATTTGCCGCCCATTGCTCCGCCATCGTAATCGACAACATCGCCATGTGGCGTTGCAACGTATTCAATACCGTTGTGTTTCATATCCTCAAACCCTTCTCGATTGCTGTTGCGTTATCCATTGCATATCCTGTTGACATTAACAATGCCCTAAACATGAAAAATTCAGTTAGGCGGCTTGACGGGAAAACATGTGTCATGTAAATCCGCTGTATCAGCCAAAGTCGGATGACAGAGGCGCGCAAGGTCGGATGACCTACCCCGTTTAACCCGGCGCGCGTCTGCATTTCATTCCGCGCCATAATTGAAGGCGCATGAAATGTCCAAAATCATCCATGTCGGCAGTCTTGCCGCCCCTTTCCTGCTTTCCGGTGCCTACGCATCCGCGAACACTCTCACCGGTCTCATTCCCGATCTGTATGCCGCAATCGACGTCGTTTCCCGCGAACTCGTCGGCATGATCCCGTCCGTCACCCGCAACGTTTCGGCTGAACGCGCCGCCGTTGGCGAAAACGTCGTTTTCCCGGTTACGCCGCAGCTTCCGACGTTCAACGTGACGCCGGCCATGGCTGTTCCTGAACCGGCAGACCGCACCATCGGCACTGACACGATGTCTATCACCAATTCCGAAGGCGTCGAATTCGGCTGGACCGGTGAAGAACAGCGCGGCCTTAACAACGGCGTCGGCTATCTGACCATCCAGGCTGATCTTTTCGCGCAGGGTCTTCGCACGCTCGTCAACAAGATCGAAGCTGGCGGCGTTGCCGCAGCCGCAGCCGCTGCATCCGCAGCAACCGGCACGGCCGGCGTCACGCCGTTTGCAACGACCGTTGGCGATAGCGCTCAGGTGCGCAAACTGCTTGACGATGCCGGTGCGCCGCAGTCCGACCGCTCGTTGATCGGTGATACGTCGATGGGTGCCGCACTGCGCACGTTGCAGAACCTCACCCGCGTCAATGAAGCCGGCACAATGATGACGCTTCGCGATGGCGAGTTGCTGAACCTGAACGGTCTTTCGATCAAAGAAACCGGTCAACCGTCGATGGCGCTCACCTACGGCACCGCTGCCGGCGCGACCACGACCACGGCCGGCTTTGCCAAGGGTGCGACGACCATTGCGCTTGCGTCCGCAGGCACCGGCACGATCATTGCCGGCGACTTCATTTCCTTTGCTGGTGACAGCCGGAAATATCGCGTCATCACTGGCGATACGGACACTTCGAACGGCGGCAACGTCATTATCTCGGCACCCGGCCTTATCCAGCCGATCCCGGCCGTTGCCACGGCTATTACGGTTGCGCGCCCGGCTTCCGGCCCGTACGTCCGCAACGTCGCGTTCCCGCGTCACGCCATGCACCTCATTGCCCGCGCGCCTGCACTGCCGCAGGGTGGCGACCTTGCCATGGATCGCATGCTTCTGACCGATCCGCGATCCGGCCTGGTTTTTGAGGTTTCGCTCTATCCCGGCTATCGCAAAATCCGCGCCGAAGTTGCGATGTCGTGGGGCTGGAAGGCCACCAAGAAAGAACATATCGTTGCGTTGCTCGGTTAATTAATCGGGCGGCTTGCATTACGATTGCGCCGGGCGGAACATTCCCGTTCCGCCCGGCGTTTCTTTATCCGGGGAAATATGGGGTAAATTACCGTGGAAGGTGATGACATGCCCGTTACAATCGAAAAAGCGCGGATTAATATATTCAATGTCATCGGTTTCGGCATTGCAATCGGTGCATCTGCATTTGGTTGGGGTATCACATACAACAGCATGGTGAGCGCGAATGATGTCGCCGTCCAACAAATCACCGCTGTTCAGTCGGAAATCAAAGACATCAAAGCGCAATTGCCGGCGATTTCGCAACTGCAATATCAGATGACAACAACGTCTGGTATTGCGTCGGAAAACAAAGCCGCCATCGATCAGACCAACAAGCGGATTGACCGCGTGGTGGAAAGCATCGGCGGCAAACTGGACGCGGTAATAGAGCGACTTAATACGGTTGCTTCCGACGTCAAAGTGCTAACTGCGCAGGGAAAAGACCGTGCGCAACCAACGTCGTTCAAAGTGGGGAATTAACATGTACGTTCAGCCTGCAATCGTTATCGAAAATCGCCGGCAGTTCACTATTGCGGCCGGCGCTCAGTCTGACCCACTCGAACAGGGAACCTATGACGTATGGGGTGCGGCTGATACCTACGTCAAGGTTGCCGAAGTCGCAAACGACGTCACAAGCGATACTGGATATTTTGTGCCAGCCAAAGCGTCGATACCTATACGGATTGGCCGCGATGGTTTACGTATAGGCTCGACGGCGGAATTGCGTTATCACCGCGTCGAATAGAAAGGGAAACGACATGCGTCCTGAAACCATCATGATCGAAACGGACAATGGTCCGGTAATGATCAACAAGAGCGAATACAATCCCGACGAACACACACTTGCAAACGGCATCGCACCGCCGACGCCTGTTCCTGAACCGGTTCCGGCCGGCCCGGTTGCCGTCGATGCGAATGGCAATCCTGTTCCGGCCGGCAGCGGCGGTCAGTTCATGCCGCCCGCTGCCGATCCGATCCCGGCAAATCCGCCCGCCGCCGATGCCGCGCCGACTGGCAAGCTGCTTGTGCAGAAAAAGGGAAAAAAGTTCTTCGTTGTCGATGCTGAGACGAAAGAACCGGTTGCCGGGCGTACTGGCGTTGACGAGGCTGGCTATGCAGACGAAAACGCCGCATGGGTGGCAGTTGCTTCCGCCACGACAACGAACGCCGGCTGACAAGCCTCACGCGGCGATGTATGATGCGGGCTAGATTGATTTCTAGTCCGCATTTTCATTTGGGGAATTGCACATGTCTCGTCTTCGCATTCGTTCCGCCGCCCGTCGCCGCAGCGCCTCGCTTGGCGGACCATCCGGCCCGGTTCCCGTCAACACGGTCGCACCAGTCGTCACCGGGCAATTCTATGTCGGGCAATTGCTGACAACGACCAACGGCACCTGGTCGAATTCGCCAACCGGATACACCTATCAATGGCGCAAGGATGGTGTGCCAATCAGCGGCGCAACGTCCAATACGTTCTTGCTCACAATTGCAGAAGTTGACGCATACGTCGATTGCCGCGTCACCGCAACGAACGTCAACGGAAGCACATCGACCAATTCGAACGGCGCAACGGTTTCCGCAACGCCGACATACGCATTTGCAAATCTTGCCGCGCTGTTCAACGGCGGCGCGATCGATGGCGTCATGATCGACCTGACGAACAAGGACACGTTGTTTCAGGATGCGAATGGTGCGGCAGCGGTGGTCAACAATGGTGATCCCGTTGGGCTTGCGCTCGATCAGCATAAGTGGGGCGGTTTGACGCTGGCGGCATATCGGGCTGCGCAGGCTGAGAAGATTGCCGACGCGGATTTTAGTGTCGGCGCGTTGACGGGATGGGGCTCGCAGTTCGTCGCATCGATGAGCGTCGTAGCTGGCAAACTCCGCGTCGAAGGGTCTAGCGCGGCAAGGTCTCGCGCTGCTGCTCCAGCAGCAGCAGTCACCGCGAACAGGTGGTGCGAACTATCAATCGACATCACGTCTTCTACATCGGGTTCGGGGCCATTTGGGATACAGATTGGCACGACGCAAGGCGGCACGGACATATATAATGGGACCGTCTCGACAACAGGCATGCATAGACGTTTGGTAAAGCCGTCAGGCACTAGCGTGTATGTTACGGTTGAAGGGAGAGCTGGTGCTGGCATCGTGACCGAATTTGACCTTGTGTCGCTGAAAGAAATCGACGGCCACCACGCAACGCAAACCTCTACGGCGCGGCCGACTTGGGCGAGCGCAACAGGTGATGTGCTGTTCGACGGGACGAACGATTATCTCACGACGAATGATTTCTATTTCCAAGACTTCAACGACCATATGGCCGCGTGGGCAGCGTTCGGCGCGAGCGGTGCTAATCGAATGGTTATGGGAGCAGCTAACACATCTCCAAGTGAAATCGCCCACATTTTTGCCGGTACATCTGGGGTTCTTAACGTAAGAGGTGGTACAGCGATTGTAACGGGGCCTAACGTGGCGAACACAACAAAAACTGTACTTGTAGATCAGCGAAGTGCGGACTTGCAACTGCTTGTTGACGCGGGCACGCCCGTGTCGGGTGTTTCAAGCGCCATGCCGGACGCTGTTCGCGCAAGACCGTTGTTTATTGGTGCGCAGAACGACAACGGCACCCCATCTGCGTATTTCAACGGCAACATCAAGCGCATCGTCGCTGGGCAGGTCCGCGTGCAAGACACCATGACCGCCGCCGACTTCCATGAAAATCTAATCGCATAAGGGGCGAACATGCCAACGAGATACGGAAATGCCGCAGACTTCGAAACGTATTGGGAAGAACGCGGCATGGAATTGCCAGCGGCCGATGCTGCCGACATTGAAAGCGCATTGCTCGTCGCGTCCGAATGGATTGACGGGACGTTCGGTGCGCTATTCATCGGATACAAGACCGGTGGATACCTGCAAGAACGTGAATGGCCGCGATATGGAGCATTCACCAACACCATTCCGTCATACGTATTCGCCAACAATGAAATTCCGGGGGAAATGGATAAAGCGACGTATGAGGCGGCTTATCGTCAACTCGTTTCGCCCGGATCGCTGCTAGTCGATTACACGCCCGGCAAGTACAAACGCGTCTCGATTGACGGCGCGGTATCGGTCGATTATGCGCAGTTCTCGTCATCGGCGGAAATCCAGAAGACGTTCCCGGCAATCGAACGGTTGCTTGCCGTGTTGCTGGCAGGATGGGCGGACGGTTCGGCGTCATCGTATTCGAGCGGAACCAGTCGCGTATAACGAAAAAGGCTGCACTATTTATTTAGTGCAGCCTACAAGTCGGAAACGCCGATGCCTGGAAAGTGTTACTTGGTGCGCCAGATGCGAACGCTTGCGCCGTCCTCGTCGGTCTTCGGATCGCGGTCGATGGCCGTGAACACCTTGTTCTGTTCCTTGACGACGGTGGCGGGCTTGGTGCCGACGACGACGCCGTTTGCATCGATGATCGGTTCGCCGGCCTTTTCGGTGACGGTCAGGTTGCTCGCGTCGTTCTGGATTTTCGAAAGCTGCGTGCTGATCTGCTTTTTCGTCTTGTTCTTGAGGCCGATGGAGAAACCGACTTCGAGCGGCGCAAGCTGCGCAGCCAGTTCGGTACGGATGCCGTTGCGACCGCCAGAAGCGACCAGCGGCATTTCGATCTTGCGCGGCGCGGTGAAGATCGGAAGGATGCGGTCTTCCGCCTTCGGTGCGCCAGCCTTTGCAGCGGCGGTTGCGGCCGGCGTTGCCGGTGCTGCGGGTGCGGCGTTGGCAAAAGCGGTTGCGCTCAGAATTGCAATGTGATGCTTCATTTCGATTTCCTTCGGTTGCTGTTGAATTACAATAACCGACAATTAGAGCGCTCAGAAAGGCTTGTCAATGAATTTTTATGAGGAAATGCAAAACGTCGCGACTGAAATCCTGACCGATCCTGAATTCAAACAGGGAACCATTCATTACGTGAAGCTTACGCCGGGCGCGGGTCCGATTGATAACCCCGGCCCGTCAACGTCGGTTGCCACGTTGATGCCGGGCGGCGTTGCGAAAGGCGTGTCTTTTAAATACGTCAAGGATGGTCTTGCGCTGTCAACAGATTTGACGGTTATTCTACCCGTTCCTGCCGGTCTCACGTCCGATATGAAGGATTTCATTGATATCGACGGCGTGCGATATAAGATAGTGCAAGATATTTCGACGCCGGCCGCTGGCACCCGCGTTGTCTGGAAATTCATCGTTCGGAAGGGTACGTAAGTGGCGAAAAATCTCGATTACCTTATTGACCTGTTCACGCCGGAAATTCGTGACGCATTCTTGGCAGCTATTCAAGATATCGTTGATGAAGCGATGTTGGCAGACGTCATTAAGGCAATTGAGGACGGCGACATTGAAGGCGCTTTCCGGGCGCTCGGTTTTTCGCAAGCCGCACTGGTGCCAATCGTCAAGGTGATTGAAAATGCATTCGAGCGCGGCGGCGTCCTGACCGGTGAAGGATTTCCGAAATATCTGAACACTCCATCCGGCCGCGTCGTCTTCCGCTTTGATGTTCGCAACTCGCGTGCGGAAGCCTGGTTGCGTGATCATTCGAGCGCGTTGGTTACTCGGATCACCGAGGAAGCCCGCACCAACGTTCGCACGACATTGCAGCGCGGCATGATTGACGGACGCAACCCGCGATCTGTTGCGCTCGATATCGTCGGACGTATGGACCCGGTGACAAAGAAACGTGTCGGCGGTGTTATTGGCTTGACGGCAAATCAGGAAGGTTGGGTAGCGAACGCACGTCGCCGGCTGCTTACGTTGGATGACGCTTACTTTACCATGTCGTTGCGCGACAAACGCTTTGACGGCGTGGTCAGGCGGGCGATTGAAAGCGGTAGACCGTTGCCAGCCGACACGGTTGAAAAGCTGACAACCGCTTACAAGATGCGAGCGCTGAAGCATCGCGGCGAAATGATCGGACGCACTGAAGCGATGCAATCGCTGAACCGTTCCGAGTGGGAAGCGCACATGCAAGCCGTCGATATCGGCGCATTGCGCAGACAGGACGTGACACGGCATTGGGACAGCGCAAAAGACGTTCGCGTACGGTTCTCGCACAAGGCGCTTGACAGCAAATACAAGGCGGAAGGCGTCGGCATTGACGAACCGTTCATATCGCCTGTCACTGGTGCGTCAATGATGCATCCGGGCGATACGTCGTTAGGCGCATCGGCAGACGAGGTTATCGCTTGCCGATGCAGGGTGCGCTTGAAGGTTGACTTCCTTGCGCAGTGGAATGATTAACGCACTGGCAGGTTCGTTGTGTTCATTTCCCTACCCTTCCCGTTGCAATTGCGTTGCATCCAAGCCGCGCTTTTTCAAGTTTCTTTGCAGCTTTCGAATTGCGTCTTTGTTAAGTGACACGCCGAACAAAGTGATTTTCGCAACGTCAAGAAATTCTTCCATCTGTTGCATTTTCTCTTTGTCGGGCGTGTCATACCACGCTGAGAGTAACTTATTCATTTCCCTACCCCTAACATAATTGGTTGTGGCGACGTCCCAACGACGCTGACAATGATCTTAGCGCCGTGATAGATCGCTTCCGCCTCTTCCGGCGTCGGTTCCCATGCGGTATGCATGATGTTGACGCCATCAACGATTTCGTCGCGCACCGGCAAACCCATATATCCTTGCGACTTGCCGCAGACACGGTTTGCACCTTCAATTCTGGCGATAATCATGTTTATTCCACCTTCATATTGACCGGCAGGCCGTCCGGTTGCAGTTGTTCAATCATGCTCGATACGCTGTTGTCGAAATTGCGGAAGATTTGCGGGATATAGAATTCATTCCGGCCCGGCGCATGATGCTCGTCAAACGCCTCGCTGATCCGTCCGCGTATCTCAGTGGTCAGATTGCATTGCGGCGTGCAACCTTCCGCCGCATAAACCATCCTGCGGCCAAACGACGGATGACCGAAGGCGAATGACATGTCAGCCAGACTTAGCGCCTGACCGGCGTCTTTGAGACGGACGCATATTTGAATTCCATCCGCCGTTACACGTTGTCGAGCGGCATAGACCGCGATCACGTTGCAACTGTATCCTTCCGCCTCAAGCCGATCAATCATGGCGGCAATGATGACAACGCGCATAAGCGCCAGGTTCGCTTGAATGCCTTCCCACATGACAGTTTCAACGAACAGCGTTATAATCCGCCGCTTTGGCAGCTTGGCGCGTTTTGTCATGTGGTTTGGCATTCCTGCCAGCATCCGACCAACGCTCACACTGCCGCCCGCTACTGAGCGAATGCGGCGCTTGTTGACTGGCGGCAGTGTGAACAGTTGTTTCATCAAACCGAGACCGTCAATCCATCCGTTCTTCGCAATGCTGACAGCGTGGTCTAGGCTTTTCGTTCCGGTGTATTCTTCCGTTGTCGTCCAACCGACATCGCATAGACCGCCTTGCCCATTGCGAGGACGTTGTAACCCTTCGACATGTTCGGCAAATTTCAGCAACGATGAAAACCCGAAATAAGCAATCGGGTCTTGATCCTTGAAATAATTATAATACGTCATGTCGTCACCGATCTTGACCGGTGTTGTCGATGGTGGATTGTACGGCTGCGGTGCGGGACGTGCTATAGGCGTCGGCCGGGTTTCTTGAATGACCAAACCCGGCAGCGCTCGCAATTTATCGACAAGAACGGGTGATATTCCATACCCTACCCATGCTTGCGCCGACGCGTCCCATTGACAACGTGCCGCTTTGAGAACTTCGCGATGATCGAACGTTCTGCCGGTGATGATAATCATCCCGTCACCTTTTCCCGATCTGCCGCGCTCATGCCTTTGAACAAATATGAATTCTCGACAATTTCGCGGCTGATACCGTTTGCGAGTGCTCTTGCGCCTTTCATGATAGCTCGACTTGAGACGACATGTCGAATTCTTTTTTCTTGCACTTTCTTCCGCACGTCCCAAACGTATTCCAGCCATTCCGTATTGCCGCCGCCGAACATTCGTTCAAGGTTCAGATCGTAATCCACGGTTATGAAAGCGAAGCGGTCCAATGAGGCGGCATCCAATTCGTTTCGTCCGATATATATCCGATCTGCACCATTTCCGTAAGTGTTAGCGGTGGCAACCATTCGGAATGAATTATGCCGCCCGATAGGAGCTTCTGCGTCGGGAAAATTTGCATATCCGTTTGCCAATGCGGAGTTTGCGGCCAATAGCGCCGTTGCGTCCCACGCATCAATTTCGTCTGCAACCCATACGCCGCCGAATTCGAAAGCTTTTCTAAATGGCGTCGAATGATATTTACCATGACCGTCTACAAACCCCGTCAATTCATGAGTTTCGTTGATTGTTGATGTAATGTAGAACGGCAATTGGAGCGCTTTTGCGGTTTGCTCGCCAATGAAGGTTTTGCCGCAGCCGGCCGGCCCGACCAACATGACGTGATCGCCAAGGCCGACAATTCGGATGACCGTATCGGTGATGTAATGTTGATGCGCGTCGAGTTGCGCGGTTCCCTGCGACGTGATGACGTGCAATTGACGCGGCGCTAAATCCTCAAGCAGTTTACGAATTGCGTCACCGCTGATTATTTCTTTGCGCATTTCCTCGCGTGCGACCGTCCGCGTCAACGATACTTCAAAGCCCGGCGCGTTGACGGCTTCCAAGATTTTGACAATCGCGTCATGGATGGTATCGCCAAGTGGTGGTGCGCTTGGTTTTTCACCGCCAGCATGGTAAAGATTGGTCAACTCGACGCCGCTCATTTTCCCGACTTCAAACGGATGAATGCCTTTTGCCATCGCCCATTCGCGCAAGATTGGAATATCCCACGCGCTCAGAACGAATTCAGCATGTGGACCTAGTTGCAATTCCAATTCTTTGAGCGTCTGCGACATGTGCAATTTATCCATGTGGTCAAATTATATAGGTCGATAACATGGCAGATAACAGCAAGTCAACATGGGACATGACCTTAAATGGTCGCGGTAGCTCATTCGAGGCGCAAGTTGACAGGATTGTTGCGAATACTGAAAAGCGGCTCGACATGGTTATGAAGCAATCGTTAATCAACACCATCAACGATATGCAGAAAGTTGGACCGTCCGTAGCGTCAACGAAAGCCGCAATCAGCGTCGGATTGGGTGGCAGCGGTCGCGGCAAGAGCTACAAGCCAATTCAGGGACCAGTTGCCGCAGCGGGTGAGGGCGGTCGGATGCGTGTTGATACGGGTTTCTTATGGGCATCCGGTCAATTGTCATTCAACGGCATGCCAACCGGACCTAGCGTCAAACCGAAAGACGCCGCGCCCGGTTCGTTTCAATGGAACGGCGCGGTAATGGAAACGGAAATCCAATCGGCGGAATTGGGTGCAACAATATGGTTCGGTTGGACTGCTTCATACGCGCGGTATCGTGAAGCATACGACGCGTTTATGCATACTGCTTTGCAAAATTGGCCGCAAACAGTTAATGCTGTTGTGGCGGAAGCAAAGAAAAGGTTTTCATAAGTGGTAAAGATTTGCTCAAAATGCAAAAGCGATAAAGAGTTTGATTGTTTCGCAAAGGGAAAATGTTATTCCGATGGATACCAAACCATATGTAAAGAATGCCAAAAAGCATTTCGAAAACTGAGAAAATATGATGAGTTGCGGCGCGAAGCTCCTGATTACAAGGAATATAACGATAAAAGAAATAAAGAATATTCCGCTACGGTAAACGGTAGAGCAAGATATTTGCACAATAGCGCTAAGAAAAGAGCATTGGAAAAGAATTTAGAATTCGATTTACCGTTTGAATTTATTGCAATGTTTTTGCAATTTGGAGTGTGTCAAAAGACGGGAATTAGATTTGATTTGTCGTCCGGCAAAGGTAGAAAATGCCGAAACCCGTTCGCGCCGTCAATTGATCGAATAAATAGTTTCGAAGGCTATACGCCGGGAAATGTTCAATTTGTGTGCGACATGTACAATCACGGAAAAGGTCAACATACAGATGACGAGTTTATCCGCTTCTGTCATGTGGTAGCGCAAAGGAACCCGTTGAAATGAATGTAATGGTGGAAAAGGAAATATTGCAAGCCTTGCAGACCGGCCTAATTGCGGCGGTTGCAGCGTCTATTGCACCGACAATCGGCATCAAGCCGGTCATGCGCACATTCAACCCGCCAGCCGGTGCGCCGTGGATCGAAATCGTTCACGTTCCCAACAATATTCTTGGTGAATTTTGGGACGCATCCAAGACGTATCGCGGACTTTTCCGCTTGCTGTTCCGTTTCCCCTTGCTTGACGAGGGCGCTTATCCCGCGCTCGACATTATTTCGTCTGTTTCCGGGCATTTCGGGAAAGGCTCTATCTTCACTTCTGGCGGTATTTCCGTTAGGATTTACGATGAACCGGACCTATCAGGCGTCATTGAAGCGCCGCCATATTCGCTATATCCGGTGACAGTCCGGTATATGAGCTTTCAACCTGAAAGGAATTGAAATGAAAATTCTTCTGAGCATCTTGGCGGCAACCGCATATGCGAACGCAAACGCTGCATCGCGGTTCTTTGTCAGTTCGGGTCCAGTCGGCGGCAACGATCTTTCGCAGGCGGATTATGAAGCCGTCAACTGGATCGAAGTCACCGGCATCGGTTCGCGCGGTGAAGCCGGCAAGACAACGAACATTCTCACGTATGATACGTGGGATACGAAAGTCATGCAGAAAGCAAAGGGTATCACCGACGCCGGTTCGCCGCAGTTGGAAGTTGCCCGCCTTCCCAATGACGCCGGTCAGCAAATTCTGCGCATCGCTGGCGCGGTCGGCAATAATAACAACTATGGTTTCCGCGAATTGCGCGCCGATGGTCTGACTGCAACAACCGGTTCGGTGTTCTACAATCGCGGCCTGGTCGGTGGTCCGACGCGTCCCGGTGGTCGAAATGAAGACTTCGACCTTGAAGTTTACGTGCTCGGTTTCCAACAGGAAGAAATCGTCGTCAATCCCGGCGCGGGCGGCGTTGGTCCGACGCTTACAGTCAATCCGGCAATCACCGGCACGGCCGAAGTCGGTGAAACGCTCACGCTGAGCAATGGCACGTTTACCGGCGATGCCACGATCACATACCAATATCAGTGGTTCGCAGGCGGTGTCGCAATTGCCGGCGCGGTCGCGAGCACGTTCGAACTGACCGCCGCGCAGGTTGGCAAGATCATTACCGGACGCGTGCATGCGACCAACGCCAGCGGTTCGGCGTTCGGCTATTCGGCACCGACAACGGCAGTCGTCGCCTAATCTCGGTTGCGCCGTTTTCACCAATCGGTTAAATCCTAAAGGGCGGCGGTTTTGCCGCCCTTTTTCATGTTCAAAGGAACGACAATGGCAGATATTTCCACCATCAAAACGACCGATCGCAACATTGAAATCGTGCATCCGGCCGATGACACCAAAAAGCTTGGCATCATGGTTTCGTTGATGGCAATCAGCGATCCGCGCATGAAACGGATCAAGCGCAAGATTTCGGACGAGAAATTGCGCCGGGAAGCGAAGGGAAAGCATTTCAAGTCCGACGATATCGAGGAAAACGCAAACGAATTGCTGTTCGGCGCAATCACCGGCTGGAATTGGTATAACCCAACCGGCAACGTCGGTGACGAGGGATACAAAGCCGCCGATGACGCAACGTTCAAAGGCAAGAAACCGGAATTCAATCGCGCAAGCGTCATGGCCGTTCTGACTGAACCGGGAATGGAATGGTTCGGCGACCAGCTTATGGATGCGATCAGCGAAGAAAAGTCTTTTTTCGCCAACTCCGAAGCGAACTAATTGAAGCGGTACGCGTCCGCGTCCGGTATGACATGCCCGACGAAAAGGGTGTCAGCCGGCGCGAACGCGTGTTTGCCTTTGGAGACGCCAGCACTTTACCGCCTGAGATACCCGTTCCGCCCGACGTGGAAGTGCCGCCAGAAGGCGATGAGCTTTGGGGCTGGTATTGGAGCATTTCTAACCGCTTACGCCGCGTACAGGACGGCGTGTGCCTACCTGTTCCCCCTTCCGAGTTTTTGGCCTGGTGCACCGCTACCGGGACTATCATTTACGCCGTCGAATATGATATCTTGTGCGGCATGGATGAGGCTTTTTGCACTGAAATGAATAGCGAATTGCAAGATTATCGCGTCCGCCAGCAAGAACAGCAAAAAGCCGAATTAGCCGCAGCGAAATCCAGAAGGTAATAAACAATGGCTGACATCGCAGAAATTGGCTTCAAGGCGCAAACGTCTGAGCTTTCAGAAGCCAAATTAAAGCTTGAGCAACTTGTTCCTGCCGCTGGTCGCGCGGAAAAAGCAAGCAAGATGCTCGAAAAGGCAATGGAAAGCGGTTCACGCGCCGCCGTCCTGGCTGCGAGCGCCGATGTCAGGAAAGCAACCGCCGTTCTGTCTGCGGCAAAAGCATCGGACACGGCAACGAAAGCGGACATTGCAGCGGCCGGCGCATCGGTTCGCAAAGCTAAAGCAGCGCGTGACGCTGCAAGTGCAGCACTCGCAACTGCCACCGCCAGCAAAGCAGCCGCAGCCGCCGCCAAGCAGGAAGCAACCGCGTTTGATCAAGCCGCAGCCGCAAAGAAAAAGTATCAAAGCGTTCCGAACGTTGATGGTCGGCGAAAGCCCGGGCCATGGGGCGATGCTCGTCCGTCTCCTGTCAACGATAATGTGGTTGGTCAGTCGGCCGGCGCAATGAAAGCGAATGTCGGCAACATCGCCGCGCAGTTTCAAGATATCGGCGTAACGGCGGCAATGGGTATGAACCCGCTGTTGATCGCATTGCAACAGGGTACGCAATTGTCTGCGGTATTCGCTCAGACAGGCGGAAACGCGTTTAAGACGATTGCAATGGCAATCGGGCAGGTTCTCTCACCAACTGCACTGTTGACCATCGGCTTTGTCGCGCTCGGTGCGGCACTATTGCAATTGGTCAATTGGACATCGCTTGCGCAGTGGGGGTTGAACGCATTAGCGGACATCCTGCCAGAAGTCGCAATTGGTTTGACGCTGGTCGGCGTGGCCTTAACGGTGGCGTTTGCTCCTGCGATCCTATCGACGTTCCTTAGCGTCTTCCTTGCCGTCGCCGCTGGCATCGTTGGGGCAGTTGCAACGATCATCGCAACCATCGGCGCAATTCCAATCGCAATCGGTTTGATATTGGCCGATTTGTACGTCTTCCGCGACGAATGGGCGCAAGTTCTCGGATTTGATATCGTCGGCGCTGCGAAAATCGGCATCAACTTCATTATCGGCGCGTTCGTTGCAGCGTACAACGATATTCAGTTTCTTTGGGCTCAGTTGCCGAACATCATCGGTGCGGCTGCGGTCGGTGCGGCCAACGCTGTTATTCGTGCGCTTAATGCAATGATTAGCGCGTCAATCAGCGGCATCAATATGCTTGCGCAACAGGTCAACAAGATCGGTTCGGCACTTGATAGTGTCGGGCTTGGTTTTAGTATCGGTGCAATTGACGCTGGCGGTTTCAAGTTCGATGAAATGGCAAACACCGCCGCCGATACGCTCGCAACTGCGGTCGGTGATCGCAACAAGCAATTGCAGGATACGTTGCAGAAAGATTACCTTGGCGCAATTGGTGGTGCCATTACGGGTGCGGCAGAAAGTGCCGCCGGCAAGTTGCGCGAATTTTCGGCCGGTATGGGTGACGATGCCAAGAAAAAGAAAGCTGGCGGCGGCGGCAAGACCGAAGGTGAAAAGTTTGAAGACATCGTAAAGGGTGCTGAACGCACCATTGCGAGCTTGGAAGCGGAAAAGGCGGCGCTAGGTCAAACGGCGGTTGAAACTGCCAGGTTGAAATACGAAACCGATTTGCTGAACCAAGCGCAACAGAAGAACATCACGCTTACGCCGGCACAACGCGAACAGTTGGGTGCGCTCGCGTCCGAAATGGCAAATCTCGAAGCGAGTACCGAACGTGCCAAGAACGCGATGGATTTCGGCAAGGAATTGTCAAAGGGTTTCATGAATGATTTTATTCAGGGGATCAAGAACGGCGAAAGCGTTTGGCAATCATTCGGTAAAGCTGCAATGAGCGTTCTCGACAAGATCGGTCAAAAGCTGGTTGATCTGGCGATTGATGGCCTGTTCAGCGGTGGCGGCGGTGGTTTGGGTGGATTGCTTGGCGGTATCGGCAAGCTGTTCGGTTTTGCAAAGGGTGGTTCGTTCGCCAACGGTATTAACGGTCATTCCAATCAGATCGTTGACCGCCCGACAATGTTTGCGTTTGCAAAGGGTGCCGGCATCATGGGTGAAGCCGGCCCGGAAGCAATCATGCCACTCAAGAAAGGCCCGGATGGCTCGCTAGGCGTCCAGATGCACGGCGAACGTCAAGGCGGTGGCACAATGGTGGTTAGCCCGGTGACTGAAAACACTTACATTCTGTCAGGTGCAATCAGTGAAGAAAGCGTCGTGAAATCCATTCGCGCCGCCGCCGAAAACAGCAAGGAAGAAACCAAGCGCGAATTGGTCGGATGGATAAACCAATATCAGCGGGACGGGGCGTTTAGCTAATGGCAATTTCATATAAGATTTGGGACTTCCCACAATTGGCGGTCAGTGGTCAGTTGTTTCGCGCGGCCGGTCAAGCATTCGACGGCGGTTTCACGTCTGGCGGCGCGCGCGTGTCATCGGCTGAACCGGGCGGACGTGCGTTCCTTGAAGTGCAATTATCATTGCAGGTTCAGGAATGGAGCTACCCATTTGTGTCTTGGCTTATGTCAAAGGTCAATGGCGATATCTTTTCAGTCAAGCTCGCAAAGACGCCGCAAGTGCTGTCAAACGCAAATCTTGGCATTATGTCCGATACGGTCCCATGGGCACCGCTCGGAAACAATTCGCCCGATCCATGGAACAACAACCAATTCTGGTCGAATGACGGCGTAGGCTTTCCGGTGCTGATAAATGCGTTGGAAGGCACAACCATTGTCAGGCTGAACGTTGACGGCGTTGGGCCGGTTATTCGCCATGGTCACGTCATCGGTTTCGGCCGCTCGTCATACATGGTTGATGATATCGAGTATGACGGCGATGTTGCAATTGTTACCGTCAATCCGCCACTGCGACGAAACATAACGCCAATTGATTTTGCGCTAACACGTCCGACGTTCTTAGGTCAGGTGGTCAACAGTCAGGAATTTGCCGCCAATTATGAGGCGATGAACAACGGACATATCAAGCCGCCACGTCTGATATTTTCCGAGGTAATCATTGATGGCTGATTTCTGGTCAACACTAGATGAATATCTCGGAAGCGGTTTCGACACGACGGATATTCGCGCCGTCGTCCGTCGTTGCTGGTTTTACGATTTCGTTGATTATCCGCTCTATGTGTGGCAGGGGCAAGGAAGGCTGTTCACCAGCGACGGCAACGCATGGCTTGGCACCATCAACGGCTCAGGTAATGACGTCCATAACACGCCGCGTATTAGCGACGGTCGGGACGGTTCAAGCGCGACATATAATTTCACGCTGAAAATTCCCGATATGCCCGGTCAGCCGGCCGGCGAAATGTATCAGAAGATCAAAGCGGAGCAACACCGCGTGGCGAAACGCAAACTGATTTGCTATTTGGCGCTGTTCCAACCCGGTGAAGGTTTGCGCCCGGAAACGCCTATCATCCATTTCAAAGAATTGACTATGATGGGTTCCAAGTTTTCCGAAAAGATCGATACGGAAAGCAATGGAAAAATGCGGAAAGATTATTCCGTAAGCATAACCGCTAAAGACGGCAATTTCGGCCGTTCAGAAGTGCCAAACGGAACCTATGCGGATGCAATTCAGAAAGAGCGCGCAAGACAGCTTGGCGTGCCGTTGGATCGCGGAAGCGAGTTTCTTGCAGCACTCGCAAACAGGACATATCAGCTAAAATGACCGATATCGTTGCCGACACTCTCAGGAAATGGCGGCAATCGCAATTCATATGGGGCAAGAGCGATTGCCTGTTGTCAATCGCCGATTACGTTGCCGCCTGCGGTCATCCTGATTACGGCGTGCCGTTCCGCGACCAGTATGACACACAAGAGGGCGCACACGCGCAAATCGAGGCGGCTGGCGGCGAACTAGCCATTATGCGCCGAACGGGCTTCACGGTCACAGACGAGCCGTTGCGCGGCGATATAATGCTGATACAGATGACTACTCACCGGATTGCCGCTCTTTGTACTGGCGATGCCGCCGCCGTCCGGTTGACGCGTGGCGTTGGTCAGATCGATTTGCGGTTTGTCTCACTCATTGAAGCTTGGAAGGTTCCCCCATGCCACCTGTAGCGGCACTACTTGGTGCAGTCATTTCCGGCATTACATCGGCCATCACCGCAGCCGTTGGCGTTGTGTCAGGCCTGGTCAGCTTTGCCGGTCTTGGTGCGTTTCTCGCATCGCCGCTCGGATCGCTAATTATCGGCGTGGGTCTGCAATTGATCTCGTCAATGTTCGTTCGTCGTCCTAATCCGCCAAGCATCGAAGCGGGTAAAGTGAATGTGCGAATTGGAGAACCTGAAAGGTGGATCAACGCCGGGCGCGCTCGTCAAGGTGGTGCAGTCATCTTCGCGGAATTCGATAAGGATGGTAATTTCTGGTACATTCTCGTCCATTCGGACAGTCGGTTTACCGGCGCGATAGTTCAACGATATATGGACGATCTACCAATTACGTTAGACGGCAACAACGATGTCGTGACAAAAGATTTTGTTCTCAAGAACGATTACACGACATGGAAGGGAACCGGACCTAGCCGCAAATTCTTCCGAGTATGGACGACAACGTATACCGCTGGCGATCCTACGCCGCCAGCAATCGCAACGTTTAAAGCAGCGTTCCCCGGTGCGAACGGTTGGACGAACGATCACAAGCTAGTCGGAACCACATACAGCGTCATTCGCGTCCGCCCGGTCAAGCCTGAACATCGCTATAAGGTATATAAATGGCGTGGGCCGGTTGGTCTCGGTGAACCATCGTTTTCCATTGTGGCAACGTGGTCGGAACCGTATGACCCGCGCACCAACACATATGGTCCGACGCGAAACCCCGCGCTCATTTGGGCATGGTTCCGCACGCATAAATATGGGCGCAATAAACCGTTCGATAGCATCAATTGGGATCGCGTGGCGGAACAAGCAAACATATGCGATCAAGATGTCATCGGAATGAGCGGAACGCAAAAGAGATATGAATGCAGCACGTCTATTCCTGAAAGCAAAGAGCGCGCAACCGCCGAACAAGAAATCATCATGTCGTGCGATGGTCAAATCGTTTTCGATGACGACGGAAAGACATGGTTGCGCGTCGGGTATTATTATAACCCGTCGCTCGTCATATACCGTAACCGTGATATTTTCGGTCTGGAAAGTGTGGAAGCTCAGAACGGCGAAAGCGAAACGCAGGGCGTAATTGTTCGCTACACTGATCCGGCCGCAAAATACGCTGCGCAGCCGTCCGCGCCATGGGTCAATCCATTGTACTATGTGGAAGGCGAAACGCCGAAATACCTAACGGTGGATATCCTGTCATGCCAGAACCACAATCAGGCAATGCGGTTGGCAAAAGCATTCGGTTATCGGTCGCAGTCCAAATATAAATTGCTTCCGACGCTCGGTTTGCGTGGGTTGAAAGCGCGTGCTGAACGCATTATCGACTTTCAATATGACAACGAGTTTGCCGGCCCGCATGAAATCGTGACGCCGGTTGAAATCGATGAGAGTGGCATTTTCGCCGGATTTGGCATCGTCCCGGTTGACAACAATCGGTGGAACCTGTTGCCGGGTGAAGAGAAGTCGCAACCAGTAATCGCAGAACCGGACGAAACAGGCGATCCTGTATTGCCGACCGGTGTTGCGTTCAATTATGACGGCAATCGCATCAATGCGGTGTTCGATCCGGTTCCGCGTGATGATCATCGGTATCACTTTCAATACAAGCTGACATCGGAAGCGGAAAGCAAGTATATCGATTTCGCAACAAATATGATCGACAATATCGCAACATCGGGCGGCGTTCAGCAACTCAAAACGTACAACATTCGATATCGGACGGAAACGACCGCAGGCGATGCAACGGATTGGGATGAAACAAGCACAATCTATACTGCACTCTTGACAATTTCCGGCACGCCGATCACTGTTGCAACAGTGGGTGTCGCATATGCGGGGTTTGATGTTGATGCGACTGGCGGGCAATCTCCATACATATTCTTGGATATTTACAACCGTCTGCCGCCTGGTCTATCTGTCAGTTCGTCAACAGGTGAAGTTTCAGGAACACCGACCGTTGCCGGCACATACCCGAACATAATTATTCGCGTCCAAGACTTTGACGGTGCGTTTAATTACCTTCCTTCGTTCAGCATAACAGTTTCCCCATAAGAGGCGGTCATGAACCCTTACGAAACAATTAAACGCGCAATTCTCGGAATTCCGACCGATCCCAACAAACAGCCGTCGCGCGAAGGTGTTGTTACCGCTTTTGCAGAAATGCAAGCTCAGCTTGAGGGCGCTCAATCTGGCGCGATTGTCAAAGCGAATTACGCTGCTTTGACCGCCATGATTTCCGCGCCATACGTCGGTGTCATGGCGTGGGTTATGAGCGGCCCGGAAGCCGGCATTTATGAAAACGTCGGTTCCACGTCCACGCCGTCATGGGAACGACATGGCGACATTCCACAATTTCTTATTACTGGCATCAACGCCGGTTCTGGCACCGGCAACGCGATCCAAATTGTCACGGATTTGCCCGTACCTGTTGAGGACGGTCGCGCGCTGATCGTTGTTCCAATCGTCATTGAAAACACGGCTGTTGCACCGACAATTGTCATCAATGGACGTCCGCCGCTCACCATTGTCAATAATAATGGTGATGCCATCGGCGTCGGGCTGCTCAAAACCGGTATGTATATTTCCGGTTTCATCGTTGCTGACAAATTCCGGCTGATCAATAATCAGCTTGACGAAAACATTGTTGTTCAGATTGAAATCCTATTTGCGCAAATCGAAGAATATTACCAAAGCATTTCGGACATTTCCAATGCGCTGTTGGCGGTCAAGCTCGATACTGTTTCGACTGGTGGCACGGATACCTATGCGCTTCTGAATACGGTTCCGGCCGTCAATGGTCATCTTTACGTTGACGTCTATGTTGGCAACTCGCATCAAAAGAAAGATGCGCTTGCATACACCATCATTGACGCTGGCACCAAGATCAAGTTTTCGGACATTCCCCTTTCCGGTCTTGAATTGTATGTGGAAGGTGCTGCGGCATTTAGCAGCGTCGGTGGTGGCGGTGGTGGTGGCGACATCTATTCCGCGTCACAGATCGTCAATGATGCGACGTTGACAGGTGGTGGACCGAACGTCAAAACCGCGCTGGAAAGTTTGCAGGGTCAGATTGACGCAATTGACACTGGTGGCGGTGGCGGACCAATCAGCTCGACGGCTGTTTCAAATGCCAGTGCCGTAACGGGCGGAACCGTTACAGGAGCGCTAAACACGTTGAAAGCTGGTGTCGATGCTGTCACCGGTCTCTTTACGTTTGCCACCTGGACGGCAGCACGTAATTTGACAATGAAAGATCGTTCAAAATTCCAATGCCATATTTCCGACTTCTGCGCACCTTCTGCCAGCACGCCGCGCACGAGTGAACTTGAAAATTGGATGGCGCAAGGTCAGACGGCCGGCGTCAAGAACGTCATGGGTAGCGACGGCAACGGCATTGCTGATTATCTGACCGAACGCGAATTGGAAATTACCCGCGCCGGTCATGTTGTCGAGTGGGACGTTACCGGTGGTTTCGGTTATGGTGATCCGATCTTTTTTCAGACATGGGACAGTGCAAAAAAGCTGGTCCGCCTGAAAGCCGTTGGCACCGCATTTGCGACGTCTGGCAAGCGTGTACGCACTCGTCGCAATTATCGCGCGCTTTCCACTGACGCTCAGGATGCTCCGCTTTCTTGCGTCATCAACATTCAAGCAGAAGGCGTTCAACTCATTCGCCCTTGCGTTTGGTTGAATTGTGACTATTCCAACAATTCCCCGTCCAATCTTGGCGATGCTGTTGACGTTGGCATTTTCTCCAATCGCGCTGGCGTTCAGTTGCATGACCCAACCGTTATTGGTTATTACCGCCGCGCCGGCATTTATTTGGACGTGACGAACCGTTTTGGTCTCCCACCATTCTACAATAAGGCTGGCAGCAGATACCCGACCGGAACCATGGACAGTGGTACAGACGGTATCCATATTTATAACCCCTATATTTGGGGCGGTCGCGTCGGTCTCGCCATTCTTGGTGCACTGCCAAAAGCTGGCGAGACCGAATATGTTGGCAATTATAACGACGCTCCAAATTCGAATGTCGTTCTTGCGGATGGTCGCGGCGCTACAGGTTGTTCTGACCTTATGGTACTTGGTGGAAAGATTTACGGACCTGACCATCATTCCAATGTTCGCCGCGCCGATCCGATTGCCGGCACCTTGTCGAATGTTTCACTTGATGCTGAGCCTGACAATTCGCCGGCGGCACTCCATATCGACGGTCTTGCCGGCAACGGCGCTTCCAACGCAATTTGGGGGATGACATTCGTTGCCACTCGCTTTGCGACAATCGAGAAATTCCGCGTCCGTCTTGGCAGGTCGGCTCGCGTTCGCTTTATCGGTTGTCATACCGAAGGTCGCAGTGGTTCCAATATTAAAAAAGCGGACGGAACAACGGCGGTCGATACCAACAATTACGTCAACAACACTTATGGTAACTTTTCCGGGACGGTCTTCTCTCAGCGTTGCACAATGATCGGAACCGTTAGTTCTGCCGTTGCCGATACCATTCCTCATTATTATGGTCTTGCGCCGCTGTTGATGACGGACACCGGTCGCGTTTTCTCGAATGAAGGTATCGGCAACCAGCCGACGTCGGGCGGTTCTGCCGTGATGATTTCAACGGACGGACAGTTGCGCAAAAGCTCGTCTGCCAAGAAATACAAGACGAATTTGCGGCCGATCACTGCTGTGCAACTTGATCTGTTTTCACAACTCGTCGGTTATATCTACAATTCGACAATCGAAGATGAGGACGCTGAAAAGGATTATTTCGGCTTCATCGCTGATTACGCCGACGAACTCGGTTTGCAGGAACTGGTCATTTATAATCAGAAAGGCGAACCGGAAGATTTCCGCTATGACCGCGCGGTGGTGATGCTTCACGAATTGCAGCGCCGCAACAACGACGCGCTGAAAGAACAGCTTGCAAGTTTCGAAGTGAGACTTTCGGAGCTTGAACAAAAATCCAATGAAAAGGTATCTGCGAAATGACTATCACTCACGTTTCAAGCAAAGTCGTTGACGGTATTCCTACCTTTCCTGAACCGGTTCTTCCCGATGACGTCGGGAAAGTCATCGCTGTCAATTCCAGCGGCGATTATATTCTGACCGAACAGACTGGCGGCGGTGGCGGTGGAAGTGGTGATATCGGTCTGAAACTGGACACCATGACGGTTGCCGGCACCACGGATTATCCTTTCACGTCTCCTGTCTTGTCGGAAGATGAAGCAAGCATCGTCGTTTATTTGGGACGTGCCGCGTTGCGACTGGATGAATACACCATTGTTGCAGATGGTGGAAATAACATCTTGCAACTCGCGTCCGATCCTGCGGCGGCGATGGAGCTTTATGTTCTCGGTTCTTCCGTTTCTGGCGGTGGTGGTGGTGGCGGTGACGGCAATTTGCCGGCGATCAACACTGGCGATAAATTCAAGGTCGTGCAGGTCAACAACGCCGAAACCGATGCTGAATGGATAAATGGCGGCGACGTTCAGTTTGCAACATGGACAAGTGAGCGCACCGCCAAGATGCGTGAACGTTCCCGGCGTGTTGCGCATCTTGACGACTTTGCCGGTGCTGATCCGACTGGCGCGAACACTTCGCATGCTGCAATTAAGCGCATGCTGCAACAGTCGCAGACAGCGCGCGTATGGGCTGAAATGCCCGCCGGCAACTTCGCGATTACCGAAACGCTTGGCATGTTCGACGGCCTGCGGTTGCGTGGCGTCGGCAACGGTTTCTGGCGTTCGTCACCTTTTAGCTGGTGGACGCCAGATGAAGTTGATGACCCGATGACGACAAAAATCATCATGTGCGATACTGGACCGAAAACTTATCAGTTTCCTGATATCGGTCGCGGTCGCCAGAACGGATATAATCGCGTTAATCCTTCCGCATTGCGAGAGTACAACAACGGCTTTGATAGCAATTTCGATCTATTTTCCGGCATCGATTTCAACGGTTCCGGCACAACCAAAGCGAATTTGCTCAGCTTTTCAGCCGCGCTGAAATTGGGTAGCGACGACAATATTGCGCGACCTTCTCAGCTTGAAAATTTGATGTTCGTTGTTAATTGCCCCGGTCTTGGCAATACAGTTGGTGTTCGCGGTTACGGTGAGCAAAGCGCTATCGTTCCATACGCTGATTGGGATATTGGGTTGATCCTTGCCGGTGCGTCTATGACGGAAATCAAAAACGTCAACGTTGTTGGTTATTACGCTCAGCGCGGCGTTATCATGACGCCAGTTGCCGCCAATATCACAAGTCAGGGACAGGGTGAACACGTTCATTGGAACGGCGGATACATTCAAGGCGGTTTGGCAATCCGCGCTAGCGACGGTTGGCCGATCATTGCCAAGACATCAACCACCATTGATGTTCGATGGGCGAACCACACCTTCAATGCGTCCGGTACGCTCTATATCAGCAATGGTCCCGGAAATATCACCTACACCGGTTTGACTTTCGTTGCCGGTTCGCCTGGTGTCCTTCGGTTCACTGGTGTTTCCAGCACTGCCGACATTGTGGCGAATAGTTCATATGTCGATCCGTTGCACGGCAACGCGGGCGTTTCGCATAGTCACTTCGAAAATATGTATATCGCCGATCACGGTCATTCCACGCGCCTTGAAGGACCGAACGACGCGTTTAACAACGCATGGTCTGGTTCCGGCGACCGACGCACGACTTTCCGCGCGGCAATTGAAGCGTCGGGCGATCCTTGCCGCGCAATGAAATTCACCAACGTCACCGCCGTTGTGCACGGTCCTGTTGGCTATCATTTCGGCGCGGCTCAAAACATTGAATTTTACGGATGCTATATCGAACCGAAGCGTTACAAATTGACGCTTGGTGGTGCGGATCAGCCGCAAGGTGCGCTTATCATCGCCGGCCCGCAACTGGGTTTTGAGACTGAAATGGTCGGATGGGGCGAATGCTCAATGAGTAGCTACGGTAACCATTTCGTTTCCTATTGCCGCAGGACGCCGCTTGTTCGCTCACCAACCATCTACCGCCCGTTGATTAACCCGACCAATGCGATTGCCGGTGAAGTGTTCAATACATATTCATATCGTGACGACCGCGTGCAACAGTTGTCAGGTGAGGCGACAACCGCGAACGCCGGAACGAATGATTATTTTGTGCAAGGGTTGAATGGTTGCGATACTGCCCTACAACGTCGCGACACCAACGGAACGCCGGCAGGTCTGAAATTGCGTCAGAACGACGCCTATCTAGATTTGCCGCTCAACGGTCAGTTGCCAGCATATACCGCCGCGCAGATCGCGTCCGCCGCACATTCCGTTAACACAACTGAAAAGCGCGCCGGCAAACAGGTATGGGACACGACTAATTTTCGCATCATGGTTGCTGCCGCTTCCGCCGCAACAGCAACTTGGCGTGTCTGCGATGGTTCTGCGGCAGTAACCCCGTCTTAATTTAATTGGAGCAAATATTATGTCTTTTTCTTTGATTTCCGGCAATCGTATTCAAGGCGGTAGCGGCGGCGGTGGCGGAAGCGGCGACGGTAATTCAATTTCATTTGCGTCTCGTGCTGCGGCGATTGCGGCGACAATTGACGCTGGAGTTTCTCTCATTTCGGTTTTGCATTCCGGTCAGGTCTTGCATTATCGTCGCTATACCGAAGGTGGCATCGGTGAAACATACGCGCCGCTGAAAACGAACGGAAACACGGTCTTCTGGTCGCCGGCATCCGATTTTTGCCCGCTGCATTGGGGCGCTGCGGGTGACGGTATCGCAAACGACCGCACGCCGTTGCAAGATATGATGCGTTTCCTTTACGGAACGCCTGCAACGAATTCGTCAATGCCGGTTGCGTTCGCCAGTCAGCGTCCATTCGTCGTCACCGGTCACAATCGGACGTATGCGATTGCCGCACCTCTTGTTTGGGGTAAAATCGGCACTGCCGTCGATACCGGCATGATTTACAATTTCCGTCTGAAAGATATTCGCCTAAAAGCCATTGCCGGCGATTGGGCGTTCCCGTTGATCGACAACGTTCCGCAACGTTATATGATCATGGCCGGATGGGCTTTCGAAGCGGATTACACTGACGAGCTTTCCGGCATTTACGATGTTGTTCTCGACCACGTTACTTTCGACATGGCGTTTCTCACCGGTTCGTCATGGGTTTGCAATACCTATCAGTTTGTAATGAACCAGTGCCGATATCAACATCCCGGTATCGGTCAAGTTGTCTGTGACACGTCGGTGCGGACTGCGGTTCAGGGTACTCGTCCATTCGGTTACAACACTGGCAACGGCGCTTATACGTTGATTGGTCCGAATATCGAAGGTCTTGTCGGCGAGAGTGGCGCGTCATATCCGGGCGGCAACACCATCGAAACGATGGGAACCATCGGCATTCGCATTTACACCAATGACGCCAAAGTTGACAGTTGGATTGCGTCACGCGTCTCGACTGCCGCTGATCTTTGGGGCGGTGCGATGCTGATCAGCAACCCGCATCCGTGGTCGCGTGAAGTGCGTATCCGTCCGACCGCCAACAATATTATGATCAGCAATGCGTATCTCGATTACACGAAATTCATTCTTGAGAGTTTCGGGCACATGTTCGTCGGTTGTCATTGGATTTTGCCAACCGGCGCTGGTGCAGATCGTGGCGTTGAATTGCGTGCGTCGGTTGCCGCAACTACGGGTGAAGGACTGCTTTTCACTGGTTGCACATTCGGCGGCGAAAGCCTTGACATTCGTTACACCACAACCGGCGTCGGAACGTGGGTAGGCGATAAGGCGCGCAAGGTAACCCTTTCCGGCTGCAAATACATGTCCGGCCATACCATTGCGCAAATGGAGCGTTTCGAAGACAAGCACGGCATTACGCTTGCTTCCGGCGCACATTGGTTCAGCACTGGCGATAAGACCATTGGCGAAATTCGCCTGGTTGGCGATACGCTTTATGTCGGCAAAGACAGGACCGTTTCCGGCTCGTCTTCATTGCAATTGCAGTCGCAGATTGGTGACCAGCCTGCGGCCGGCATTTACGCCTATCTTGCGGGCGGCATGGGTTTGATCAACTCATTCGTCAACGGCTTTATCGAGCTGAGCACATCTGCCGTTTCCGCCGCGATCTTCATTGCCGGCGCGACTGGCATTGTCAATATCAAGCGTTCCATGACGATTGAGAACGCTGGTGCGGCAGCTAATGCGCTTGCAGCCGCTTCCGGTGACATTCGAGCAACGCTAGGCGGTCTTTCGACAAGCACCAAAACCGCCATTGCGGTCACCGATACCGTCGCAGGTTTCCGCGCGACAGGAGCAAGTACGGCAATCGTCAACACGACCGGTCAAGCTGCCACTTCGGCAACGCTCAATTTGGGCCGTGGTGAAGCTGGTTTCCTGTTGCGTGGCGCTTGCGCAGGTTCGGTTTCTTCCGGCGCTGGCATTAGCGTAACATCGGCGGGCGTGCTCGCGTTTGTCACGTCATCCGATGAGCGGTTAAAGACGAACTTTGAAACTCTCGATCCGTCCGTTATCGATCAATTCGGCGTCTATCAATTCGAGTTTATTGCAAATCCGGGCGTTCGCGCTTTTGGCGTCAAGGCTCAGGAATTGCGTGAAGTGTTGCCGGAATTGGTGCATGGTTCTGGCATCGTTGAGCAACCGGAAGATTGGGAACCGGTTGACGAAAACGATGTTTGGGAAGCTGAACATTTTGGCGTACCATATGACCAGCTTGTTCCGCTCGCGTTGGCATGCATCAAAGATTTGCGCGCCCGCGTCAAAACCCTTGAAGGAAAACGCAAATGAAATTCAATCGCACAACGTTTTTCGCATACGTCCGCAAAGCTCCATTCGGTGGACGTCTTTCGCAATCGCAAGTCGATGGAATGAACGACATTCTTGACGAGTGGCAGCGGCGCGGAATGACCGATATCCGCTGGCTGGCGTACATGCTGGCAACCGTCGTTCGCGAAACCGGCGCGACAATGCAGCCGGTTCGGGAAACCTTTGCAACTTCGGACGCGCAGGCTATCGCGCGTCTCGATAAGGTATGGGCGGACGGGAAATTGCCGCAAGTGTCAAAGCCGTACTGGCGTCCGAATAAATTCGGTCTGGCGTATTTCGGTCGCGGTTTGCCGCAGATCACACATGAAACGAACTATGAAAAATTCGGCATCGCGAAAACGCCCGGTAAAGCGCTCGAAATGCCGACCGCGTTGCGGATTATGTTTGAGGGAATGATCAACGGAAAATTCACCGGCAAGAAACTGAGCGACTATTTCAATAATCTGGTCAACGATCCGATTGGCGCGCGAACCATCGTCAACGGTCGCGATAAAGCGAAGCTGATCGCCGGCTATCACGCATCGTTCATGTCGGCGTTGGAAGCCGCTCGCGACACATACAAGGATGACGGGCGGAAAGAGGATTACATCGCGCCCGACGTCGTGGCGGAAGACGCCAAGCCTGACGACGTCCCGGTTGCGCAAAGCAAGTCGTTGTGGACGATCCTCACGACGTTCCTTGGTGGCACGACCGCATTGCCGTTCCTTGGCAACGTCAACAATGGTTACGCGCTCGGTGCCTTCGCGCTGATCATTCTCGCGGCCGGCATTGGTGCCTGGTTGGTCTTTTCCGGCCGGATCACCATCAACCGCGCGAAGGCACTCACATGACGCGGCTGCAATATCTGCCGTTTGCCGCTGCTGCGGTCGCTGGCGCGCTTCTAGCATCTTTCCCGGTGTATCTGACCGGTAAGAGTGCCGGGCGCGCTGAGCGGGACGCTGCGGCGGCAAAAACCGCCCTTGAACGCATCGAACAGTTGGATCAGAACAATGCAGCATTCAAAAATGGCACGGATCGCGACCGTTGTCTTATTTTCATGCGGGATAGCCGGTTGCCAGTCAGCAATTGCGACTAACGGCGCGGGTTATCAGTTCACTCGGTTTGCTGATCCTGTTGCCGCTCGTCTTGCGGCTGCGGACGCATCTGCCGGCCCGGCGATTGCCAGCAACAACCGGCAATGCGAGCGTGATAAGGCTTGCCGTCGCTAGGTGCTAACTATCTTGACGGCGAATATCGACAATTCGCCGTCAATCAATTGAATACTCGGATATTCGGACGCCATTGCGCATAGCGCGGCGTGATCCTCTTGACCGATGGTCAACACAACGGAACGCACTGATACGTTCTCAGCGGTGCAGGTTCGGCAGATTGCCCGCGCCACGTTGTAATATTTCTGAGCGATGACGAGGCTCATGAACGGCGAACCCGTTGCATCTGAACGCCGGCAAATTGAAATGACTGTTTGCGATGGAAATCATGATCCATCATCATCATTCCGATATCGCGGTCTCGCATGAGCATATAAAATGCTTCATCGGTGAAATTGACCGTGATCGCAGGATTGCCGATTTCCGGCACTTTCAATCCTTCGAAGCTAACGCGCAACGCGAACGCCTTGACGCGATCAGGGAACGTCAACCAATCGCCAGTATCAGGAGATTGATAATCCGCACACATGCGAATTGCTTTCGTCAAGTCGCCGGCTTTGAGCGCGTCCGCGAATTTCTTTCCGTAAATCGCAATCAGTTGTTCAAGCGGATTGATCTTGCTCATTATAACGCACTCCCATCAATTATCAGTTTCAACGCTTCATCGATATAATATTGATAGTTGATATTGTCAAATCGGAAATCGTTGACGTCGTTGCAGATTGCGACCTGATAACCCGCTTCGATTTGCGTTTCCCGCAACTGGTGTTTCGATTTGTTTTTCGTATGTATCCGCTCGTCATGTTGACCGGCGCGGCCGATTGCAGCCAGTTCGGCGTTGACAGTGTTCCATACCGCATCGGGAACGCCGTTCGCTCGCTTGAATGTGCCGATTTCAGCGCCCTTTGCTGGCGGGCTGATTTTGGTCATTGTCGCGCCTTGCTTGGCGACATAGTACCGCGTCGTTTTCTGCACCGGAACGCGGTTCCATAGCAATTCATCGGCGCGACTGACTTTGATGCGCAACATGAAATCGTACGGGTCCGTATGCGTCATGATGAACGTCTCAGGCGGAATGTTATGTACCATGGCGGCGACGGCGGCGCGGATCGATACCACATTGCCAAGGTCTTTATGCCATGCGGGCGGCTGGCTTTCGCTGATTGACTTCGCGTAGTTCTGCGGGTCAGGATGCCAGTAAGCGCCCTTCTGTTTCAAATTCCCGTCCGTATCTTCCGCGATATACGAATTGACGTCGCGAATGAACATGCGCTTATAATTCACGTCCTCAAGCTGCAATTTTGTGAGCGCTTCCCACTTGCGGCAAAGCGCTGCGGCCATGAATTCGAATTGCTCATGAATATAATATGTGATGCCGTCCGTATTGATCTGAATGATTGACAGCGTTGGGACGGTCATCAACCATTCCGCCAACATTGCCAGCATTAATTGTCCGTTGATGGTGATGGTCATCGTATATTGTGGATCATAGAAAACGCTGAATTCGCTATTGCTGTTTCCATATGTTCCGTTGCTGGCGAGTTTCATGCTGTTCGCCTGGACGGATTTCTTTCCGAACTGTTCCTGAAACGCGGCGCGATCTTCCGGCAGTCTGGAATATTCCGTAACGAACGGTTCGCCCAAATGTGCCGGCGACAAATGGTTTTTAATGCCGATACTCGGATACAGCGCTTTGACGTCGATGTCTCGAATGACATAGCCGCCGCCCGCAACGATGCGCTGGCGCTCGACTGAGCCGTGAATGCCGCCCGTACCGAACTTGAATTCGATGCCGCCGACGCGAGCATGTAGACCGGCAAACACGCCTTTCGTCTGGATTTTGGCAACCTTGTATTCCGCACCCGCGTCCAGATCGGCCGGCGTCAAAACCTGTTGTTTTAGATAGCTCAGGACGCGTTGAAATTCTGGCTGTTGAAATTGAATGAATGGGAAAATGATATCGTTCAGAGCGATACGGTCGCGAGGCGTTTGACGCATGACGCGCCGGCCGCTGCTACGATCATAGCATAGCTCGTCACCTAGACGGCTTTCCAGAATTTTCGAACCGATCTTACTATCGTTCCAATTCATCACATCATTGCCGAATTGGCCGACGAGTGACAGACGGAATTCCATTGCCGTCATGGAATGATGCGCGAAAGCTTTTGTGCTCGAAACGTCGTGTTTGACGTACGGAATGCCCTTGAAGTTGATGTCATGTTCAGACAGCGCCGTATTCAATTTCAAGGGCATGTCAACGACGTTCGGCAGACGCATATTGATCTGCAACGCTTTGAGGCTGGTTGTCTTGGCGCGGTTGTCGAAATGATGGATTTTAAATAGATCGATCTGCGGCGCAAACCTGTCACGTTCCCATATGGTATGGGCGAACTTATCGTTGCTTTCGATGATTGACATTGCCTTGGCGTAAATCTGTTCAACCGTCATATTCGGGTTAAGCCAGATCGCATGAATAACCGCATAATCGAAATGGACGTTGTTAAATCCGACCATTGGCGTTTGCGTTTGATTTAGCCAGTTGAACCAGTCGAGCAATTGCCGCCTGTCATCGCGATAGTGTGAAATTTCCCATGTGGACGGTGGATAATTGCTCTTGTCGCTCAGCATTTCCATATGCAAAGCGAACCAATTTGGGAAAGTCTCGATATCGTAAACAACGGCGTTGTCGAGGTTCATTTATTCACCCTAGAACGGTATATGATCGTCCATATCACAGCCAATGCACAATCCATGTGATAGCAGCCGCGCCGATTTAACAGCGCGGCTGCATCTTACGCAATGCACATTGGCCGAATTATCGCGGGGGCATACCGCCCGGCATCGGCTGCGGCGCATATGGCTGCGGCGCTACGGGCGCTGGTGCATACTGAACCGGTGCGGGTGCCATCGGCTGCGGTGCGTAGGGTGCCGGCTGCGGCGCACCATGCACGAAATCGGGCGCGGGTGCAGGATAGCCGGCCGCGACTGGCTGCGGTGCTACGGGCGCTGGTGCCATCGGCTGCGGTGCGTACTGAACCGGTGCGGGTGCCATTGGTGCGCCGCCAGGCATCGCCACGCCGGCCGGTGCGGCACTGAGCGGCGTTGCAGATGCACCGATGGGCATTGCGTGTTGACGACCGCCGAAAGCCTGCATCGGATTGATTGCGCTTGCCGACACGATTTCCTTGCCGAACCCGACGAATTCGATGCCATCGGGATTGAGATACAGCGACGGTGTATGCGTCCGCTGTTCCGGTACGTTGCAGACGATGTTAAGCGCGACCGAAACGAAATCACCCGTTTTCAACTGATCATATGTCAGTTGCTCATATCCACCCGTTGCCGGATTGAACTTGAACAGCGGCGGCGGGTTGTCGAGCGCGCTGGCAATGGTGATAACGTAATGGCCCGGATAGCCTTCACGCTGCGAATACGGGATGCCGCCGCCGTTGACCGGACGGGTGTCGTCGCCGTCGTCATATTTCCATGCGAAGTTCTGCGGAACACCGCCCGGATAGCCCTTGGCAGCTTCACCCGCCATCGCCGACCAAATCGTGCGTTCGAATGCGTTTGCCTGAACAAACTGTTCAAGATCGTGCCGCCCGGCGTGAATGTGCCGCAAATACGCTTCCTTCGGAACCGCAAGGCCGAAAACGAATTGCATTGCCGGCGTACCGTCCTGCTTGATAATCGGTTTGTTGTTGTTGTCGGTGCGCGGTCGCTGCTTGCCGGGGTTTCCCCAAACAATCTGGCTGACCGGCGATGCGATCTTTGTGCCGTCTGTAGTTGCCATTATATTTAGCTCCTGTTGCGTTATTTCTTGCCGAACAACTTTTCGGCTTTCTTGTTTGCGTTGATTTTGACGATCTTCGCGCCCAATTTCGGTTTATAGGACATGGCGGCGACGATGCTTTCATTTACGCCAGCCAATTCAGCTTGTCGAGGGGAAACAGGTTCTTGCTTTTTAGCAAGGTTCGGTTTGCCGCTCAGGGTTTCGAGCAACTGCGGCGTTACGCCATCGAGCCATGCGCGATTGCCGAAACCGTCTTCAATCCCGTAACCCTTGATTACCCGACCGTTCTTGACGCGGTACAAGGCTTCCTCTTCATAGGCTTTCTTTGCCTGTTTGAGCATGTCGCCAGCGCGTTCAATCAATTGCATGCGCGCCGCCAGATCGATATCGTCAATCCCGGCGCTGTATGCCATGTGCGCAACTTCAATCGCGCTCAAATCAGCATCTTGCCGCGCTACGCAATTCAGGAACGACGGGCATTTGTAGCAATGCGGACCTGTTTGCAAGATCGATGATGGATTGCTCAGAACCGAATTGATATATGCGTAATGCTCGCATAATTCTGCGTATGATATCGTAACGTGTCGCGTCCGACCTTCGCGATGCGGTGCGCGCGGCTGGTGGATTGTGAACGTGATCCACTGCGGTTGGACGTTCAGCGACACGCAATAGCCGATGGCATGCGCAATCAGCGTCCAATTCTTTTGCGGCTCGACAATGGTATATCCATATTTGAAGTCGTCAACGTTTAGCAGACCGTCAACGTGGTTGATGAAATCCGCACGTCCGTTGACTTGCCATCCCTGACCGCCGAATGAATGTGACCATTCCATTGTTCCGCGACTGCGCGGATTGCGGTCGATGGTCGATATGTATTCGCTGACATGCTCGCCCATTTCCGGCGTGATAAAGACGCCGTTCGGTGCCTTGCTGTCTATCATTTCTTCGACGGTATGTTTCCCGGCGAAAACAACCGACGCCAGCCAATGCGCCGCGTTTCCTTCCTCGCGAATGGTTGTGTCACGTTCCGCTGTTATCGGGTCCGCCACAAGCAGACGTGAACCATTGCAATTGATCAAACGCGTTAGATTGCTGGCGTCGGTTATGAACATGGATTACACCCAACGTCCTTCGGAAGCCATTGTCTGAATGGCATAATCGAGAACTTGCTGATTGGTCTGGAAATCAGCGATGCTGTTCGCGACGACCGCGCCGAACGCCGTGTTGATGCGCTGGCAAAGGTTGTTGAAATAGTCGCCATCGGCCTGACCGCTTGCGACCAGCGTTGCGACCTTGCCCATGAACCCGGCGAAATCGACCGTTGCGGGCGGTGGCGGTGCGACGGGCTGGAAATGCTGAACCGGCGCGGGCGTTGCCGGAACGGCGGCTTGCTGTTGCACTGGCACCGGAACCGGAACCGGCTGCGGAGCGGGAACGGGTGCAACCATGACCGGCGCGGGTGCCGGTGCCATCGGAACCGGAACGGGTGCGGGATAGCCGGCCGGCATCGGCATTGTCGGAGCGGGAACAGGTGCCATGGGAACCGGAACGGGCGCTGTCATGACCGGCTGCGGTGCGCGTGCACGCAATTCCGCTTCCACCGCTGCGACTTCGGCCGATGTCACGCCGCGCTTGGCACGCCATGCATTCTTCGTTGTCAGCTTTGCCGGTGTCGAGTGGATACGATCATCCCACGGCAGGCCGGAACCGTCTACCTGACCGGGAACAGCCGGCGTGTCGCCCGCCTCGTTGTCATCGCCGTTGCTGCCGCCAGGTACGGTCGCGCCGTCGATGGTGACGCCAGATGCACCGCCGTCGCTGTCAATCATCGCAAGGATGCGTGCCAACACGCTTCCCGATGCCTCAATCATTAGAGTGGTTTTCATTTCGCGTTTTCTCCATTGTTGGATAGTGTGAACCTATATCAACACTTGACAGTGCACAAGGTCCGTTTTATCCATTCGGTCAAATTAATCAAGAGGCAACGACCATGAATTTTGAAATCAGCGCTGAAACATTCGTTCGGTTGGCGTGCGTTCCAAGATTGATCCCGAAACGAGTTTTGGACGCAATACCGGATGAAGATTTGAAAGCAATCAAATGCGTCCGGTTGGAATATCGCAATGGTCATTATTATGCGATTTCGACCAACAAGAAAACGGCAACGATTTATTATCTTGGCACGACAACCAATGCGAACGCCGTCGTGCATGTCGTTGTTGATGACAAGCTGGTCAAGCAGTGCGAGACGGAAAAGCCATTCAACTCGGTTCTTTCCATCATAAGCATTCCAGAACTGCAAATGACGAGCATCAAGACGACGTTGGGGTATGCTTTTCCCGGCAACGCCGCAATCTATCCAAAGCGTACACCTATGGACGATTGGCCGAATTGGGTTCCAAAGCAACCCGCAACCGCATCGGTCGGCGCAATGCAATGGGCGCTTGACACCCTGATTGCGCTCAATAAGTCATCGCCATCCGGCAAGATGATCTTTCCCGAATTCATCAACGCCATGGAACCAGTCATGATCCGCGATAGCGAGGATGCGAACTGGCTTGGCGTATTCATGGTCAACGTCATTGACGAACGCGACATGGTGAAAATGGTTGACGGCGCAACCTTGCCTGACTGGTGGCAGAAATGAGACCGGTCATGTGCAAGATGAAAGACGATCCCGACCGTCGCCAATACGGCGATTGCGTGCGGGCTTGCGTGGCATCCATTCTCGAACTGGACGCGGAAGACGTGCCGCATTGGTATCATGACGATGACGGCAACCGCGCCGCGTCCGAAATGCGTGAATGGTTATCGTTCACGCATGGAATGGTGCCGGCCTATTTCCCACTGCCGCAGGAAATGAATTTGCATGCGGTCGGTGAGTATATGACGCGGCGGTTTGCCGATGTCGATTATATGTTGTGGTGTAATTGCGGCGGTTCGGATCATTCGATTGTTTGCCGCAATGACATCGTGACACATAATCCAGCGTGGTATAAATCGCCCATCGACGGCGCACATTCATCTGGTGTCTGGATCATCATCATATTGGCGAAACTGCCGTGACAATCACGCTGCGGCCGGATCAGGTCGAATTTGAAAGCAAGATTTACAACAGTTGGTCCGCCGGCAATCGCAACGTTATGGGCGTTCTCGCTACTGGCGGCGGCAAATCCGTCGTCATGTCCACAATCGCCCGCAAGCTATATGAAGCCAAATTAAGATTTCCTGTCATCGCGCACCGGAACGAACTGGTTTCGCAAATGTCGCATCACCTCATGCGGCAAGATATTCCCCATCGTGTCATTGGTTCAAGCGAGACAGTCCGTCAAATCATCGCGTCCCATCGTGAAGAGTGTGGCGTTTCGTATGTGTATCATACGGAAAAAGCCAGCGTTGCCGGCATCGACACAATCAACGCTCGAATTGATGAAATGAAGGAATGGGGTGCACAACAGGATTATTTCTTTGGCGATGAGGGACACCATTTCTTAAAGGCGAACAAGTGGGGGCGCGGTGCAGCGTTGATGCACAATGCGCGCGGGCTGCTTGTCACCGGATCGCCAGGCAGACCGGACGGGCAAGGATTAGGGCGCGATTTCGAGGGCATCGTTGACGACATGGTGTTCGGCAAGGATATGCGCTGGCTTATCGACAATGGAGCACTGGCGGATTATGAAATTGTATGTCCTCAATCCGATCTGGAAATGCATGATGAAGATATTACGGACGGCGGCGATTATTCTCCAAAGAAACTCAAAGCCGCAGCCGAAAAATCGCGCATCGTCGGTGACGTCGTGCGGGAATATATCCGATACGCGCTATTCAGACGGGCGATATGTTTTGCAACAGACGTTGAAACGTCAATCAAAATTGCAAAGAGCTTCAATGATGCCGGCATTCGTGCGGCGGCGGTTTCAGCAAAAACGCCAACGAATGTAAGAGAAAAACATATCAAGGATTTCAAGAACGGTAAAATATACGTTCTGGTCAACGTTGATTTGTTCGATGAAGGGTTTGACGTTCCGGCATGTGATTGCGTCATCATGGCCCGTCCGACCGCATCGCTCGTCAAATATCTGCAAATGTTCGGCCGCGCGCTCAGAACCGCAGTTGGTAAAGCTTACGGTTTGATCATTGACCATGTGTCAAATGTAGTTCGTCATAAATTGCCGGATATCTGGCGAGCCTGGACGCTGGCAAGACGCGACAAGCGAGCGAAGCAAGAGAAAGACCCGGAAGACGTACCATTGACGCGCTGCCGCAATTTCACGCTTATTCCGCCATGCTGCAAACCGTATCCGCGCGTCCTGAGCGCATGCCCGCATTGCGGATGGCAACCGCCATTGCCTGAACCGGGAAGCCGCACGCCGGAAATGGTTGACGGCGATTTGGTCTTGCTAGATCGTGCGACGTTGGAAGCGAAACGCAAGGCGATGCAGTTGGAAGACCCTGCCAGCATGGCGCAACGTGTAGCAGGCGCGGCGGGCGGCGGTGCTGCGCAATTCCACATGAATAAGCAAATCGCCAAGGTGCAAGCGCAAAAGAGATTGTCGGATGCAATTGCGCAATGGGCTGGAATTCAACGGTCAATCGGACGCGACGACAGCCAATCTTATCGACGGTTTTATTTGACAATGGGTGCCGATGTTTTCGACGTGCTGAGCGCTGATCATTCACGCGAGGAATTCGAAGCAATGGCCGACAAAGTGGAAGGATGGTATAAGCGATGAGAGAAGAGACCGTAGCGCAACAGGTAGCGCTTGAGGAAGCTAGATTAAACATTCTCGGAATGCGCAACAACGTTGGTGCTTGTCAGGATCAGACCGGCCGGCTGATACGCTACGGGTTGATGAATGAGAGCGCACGCCAGAATGAGGAAATTAAATCGTCGGATCGCATTCTTATCGTCCCGACATGGTGTTATCGCGAACATATCGGTTGGGGCTGGCTTGGCGCGTTCGGCGCTATCGAGACGAAAAAATCCGATTGGAAATTTAGCCAGGCGGATAAAAGGGCGGTTGCGCAACAGGCGTTTCACACTATAGTGCGCGGTTACGGCGGGTTTGCAGGATTTGCAACAGGACCGGAAGACGTGGCAAGGATATGTGGACGATGAGCGAGACAGCAAAATCAACAGCCGGTGAAATGACGCGGCGATGTATTCTCGAAACGGGCGTGAGGTTGTGGCGCGTTGATCCGCAGTATGTCACGGCGCGTAGGATCGCGACTGAGCTGAATTTGACGCATGGGGCGGTAATTTATCATTTTTCACGCGGACAACGCTTGCGGGATGCCGTGGCGCAACATGCCGTCAACGAAGGTGATGCCCGCGTTATCGCATCGTTGATCGCTATGCAGCATAAAGCCGCTGCATCGTTGACCGAAGTGCAGCGGCTGGAATTTATGCGTCTGGCGGCGACGGCTAGTTAATCACTTCTCGCCATTTCGCGATGACGTCCGATAATTTACCGTTGATTATGCTTTTCCAATCGCCATCCGCATCGGGACGATAGACGAACACCGCCCATCCGTTCAGCGGATAGCAGCACAACATGAACTTGCCGCGTTGCTCGACGGTACGGATCATCGATAGAGCTTCATCCGCTTGTCGGCCAGCACGCGCGGGTTATCGTTTTCCCATCCGTACAATTCGACCGCCTCGCGTGACATGCGCCAGGCAACAGCGAACCGGCAACGCGTCTTTTCCATGACGCGGCCGGCGTAGTTCAGCCGCCAGAAGAATTTCGCCATTTTTCCAATTCCTTCGTTGCATCCGCGTTGCTGGAAACCATTGTGATTTCGATAGCATACCCCTTGCGGTCGATGCCGTACAACATGCCGGTTTCCACATATCCGACGATGTTGTTGCCGATATAGATTTCGGTCTTTCCGTCTTTGTACATGGTCTTCATTACCGTTCGTCTCCGCTTCCGCGCAATGCGTCCCGCTCGGTTCGGTCACAAAGCTTTTCGAGGTTTGCCAGCGCAATTGCACTAAGCGTTGTACCAAGCTCATTGGCGGCTGCGGACAGATACCAAAGAATATCGCCCATTTCCTTGACGATGGCGGCGCGGCGGTCGGCGGTCAATGAATTGTAATAATCGCCCGCCATATCGCGATCAATCCAACTGTCATCACGCATAGCCTTGCCGACGTGTTCAGCGAATTCGCCAGCCTCGCCATTGGTCTTGAGTGCGACATAGATCAAACCCAACGGCGTTCCCTGACCGGGATAGATTGCCGACTTGGTGGCGATGGTCTGATAGAAATCGAGATCGGACGTTGCACCATTGGCTTTGTCTTCCGGCCAAAATGTGACGTTGCTGCGGAACAGGTCAACGTCTTCACGCGTGATCCGATTGATCACCGGCATGCCGCGCATTGCGGTTTCCGTATCTTTTCGAACCGCATCTTTATCCCATGTGTCATACGTAAAATCATCGCCCTTGACGTCATGTGACGGCAGCACTTTGAATGTGCGGTCATCACCGGACAGAGTAACGTAGTCGCCGGGTTTCAGATTGGTCAGTGTGTCAACGACGTCTTGCGCAGTCGTCCAAGCGTCGGCGGTTTCAACTTCGATGTCCAGGCTGAATTCGGTTTCGAGTGCCAGCGCCAGCGAATGCCGGGACATGCTGTCAAATCCAAGATCGGAAAGAGGCGTGTCCATAATAAGAACGTCGCTTTCCTGTAAGCCGGCATCGCGCTTGATGATATTGACGATGCTGGTGATGAATTGATTGTTGGTCATTCTGGTTTGATCCCTATGAGCATGATTGCGCCGGTTGCCGCGACTTCGCGTAACGCATCGGTTTCGTTGTCAAAATAAATCCAGCCGTCCGCGAAGTCTTTGACGAACCATCCTTTAGGCTGAACGAGCTTTTTCATTTCGCACGCATAAAACCATGCTCGCATGCCGCCGCGATATCCTTCTGGCATTGGCGGTTCGTACTCGTCCAATTGCTTCGGATGCAGCGCCCAAAACTCATACGCGAGCTGGTCGATTGTCACAGTAGTTTACCTTTCCATTCGGGCAGATTGTCGGAAATCAGACCCATTGTTTCGACGACGTACAATTCGCCGCTACGGACGAATGTAAACTTGTTGACGCGCTGATTGCGTTCGATGCCGATCAAGATTGCGCGGCGCGATAACACTTCATTCGCGTGAATAGCTTCCGCCAATGCGGCTTCAAGCTCTTTGATTCGGCGTGCGCTTCCGAACATTATCGTTCCCCTTGGTGGTTGGCGGACCATCCGTTGCAATGCGCAACCTCATGACGGCGCACGTTGTCAGCCATGGTCTTGTCGCGACCGGAAGGATCGAAGCTCCATACGATGAAGCATTTACCCTTGAACGAATAAGCGCAACCATAGAGCGGGCGACCGGCGATGGCGTGAGGATTGTCTGCCGGCTGACCTAAATCGTGGGCAAGGCTGTTGCATTTGCTGGCAGCTTTGCCGAGGGGAACGCGCCATTCCGAAAGCTCGCCATTATATGAGCGGTCATACTTTTCAGGTGGCATGCCGGCAAGCGCGGGTGTGGCGACGAACAGAAGCGCGCCTACTGCTTTCAGGTGGTCTTGCATCACGCCACCCGCTGGTGCTGGTCGAGGTGCGCGATTGCCAACGTATCGTCTGACAGCACGTTCGTAAGAATGTCGTCGCAGGCTTCCATTGCGATTGTATGATTGACGAGCCTTGCCGTTGCGTCGTCAATCAGGCTGCGCAACCGTTCCGTTTCCGAATAGTGGAAATCCCGTTGCACGGCGATATCTTCGCGGAAATTGTCGATGATTGCTTGCGGCGGCACAACCGGCTTGCGTTCGGTGGTGACGTCGGCGGTGAATGGCTTGAATTTGAACATATTGATGGTTTCCCTATTGCTTCGTTTTCTATTGCTAGTCCGATTTGACAGGGTGGTCAAGTTCAATACGCAAAAGTGTGCAAAATTTTGCCTTGACGCGCAATTATGTTGCGGTTAGACAGAAGTCATGGAACCGAAAACACTCATTTTGACAGACGTTGCTCAATATTTAGGTATCAAACGGCGATCCTTATACAACATGTTGAAGGATGGTCGCTTTCCTGTTCGCCCTATACCGGGGACAAATCCGCGTCGTTGGAATGTTGACGATTTGGACGCGTGGCGTGTGGGGAATTATAAATGAAACAGAAATTATATCGGCATTTTGACGAAGACGATAATCTATTGTACGTCGGTATAAGTATGAGTGTTGCCGCACGATTGGCTTGTCATAAATCTAGTTCGCATTGGTTTGATAAAATCAAAAAAATCACAATAGAAAATTTTGGAACGCGTGAAGAAGTTTTGGACGCGGAAATTAAAGCTATTCAGCTAGAGAAGCCAAAGTTCAACGTTCAAAACAGTTTACTTGATTATCGAAATCTAACAGGTGACAATGCTGTTTTTATAGGAGCATCGGCAGTTGCGAAAAAAATAGGTGTTGATCAAAACACATTGTATCGGATGATTGTGACCGGCGAATTCAATGTTAAACCGTCATCGTTTTTTCTTACGAGAAAATGGCGAGTTCAGGACGTTGAGAAATTTATAACAGAGGGAAATCCAGAAGATCGCCCGATATATTCACGAAAAAAAAATAGCAGAATGCAAATTCGATATCTTTTTAATCATGCTGAACATGGTGAGGTAATAGGTTCGCAATCTGAATTAGTAAATGCTTATGGTTTAGACGCGTCTGCGGTGCACAGATTGACAACTGGAAAACGTCCAATTCATAAAGGTTGGACGTTGAACCGCAAGGCCGGTGACGTCTGACATGCAGCCATCATGGGAACAAGCTGCGGCGTATGTGAGCGCGTTGACTGGTCAGCCGGTGGAAACTGCCGAACTATGGTTCAGGTGCATCCACGATAGCGATAAGAAAGTGCCGGCGCATAAGTATTATGGCACGCTCGCAAGCGTATGGGAAACTCTATGTCGCTATAATAGCGAAGGATGGGGAATTCATGCCAATATCAACGCATTCCCGGCAACTGCGAAGACGCTTAATCTGGCGGACGTGTGGTATGTGCGAGCGCATGCGGTAGACCTTGACAACACGTTCAGTGCGCAAGCAAATTATGCATTGATCGCTGCCAGCAACCCGCCGCCATCCTTTGCCGTCCAATCGTCGCCCGGCAAATTCCATACATATTGGATAGTGCAACCGTATCAAGATAATGAACGATATGAGACGCTGCAACGCAAGCTGCATCAACTATATGACGGCGATCCGGGTCTAATCGATCCGTCGCGTACGCTGCGCATGCCGGGCTTTTACAGCCATAAATATTCAGCACCCGGCAGCGATCATTACACTGCCGGCGCTGAACCGCATTTGGTAACGTGCTGGTCACTGCCAGGTTACGGCAACCCGTCAACCGTGGAAGCGCTTGAGGCTGCTTATCAGTATGTCAATGTCATCCATGGCGGCGGTGGTCGCAATGACCTTGGCAATCCTGAGCTTGCCGCGCCGTCGCTCGACTGGCTGCACTTCGCGCTATATCAAATGGACCCTAACACCATGTCGCGTGGTGAATGGATCAGCGCGACCGCAGCGTTTAAACAGTCAGGTTGGACGCACGCGGATGAAGCAACGCTATTCAACATCTGGTCGGAATGGTGCGGGCGATACACCGGAAACGACGTCGGTGAAAACCTCAAGCAGTGGAACAGCATACGCAACACCGAAGTCGGTTGGAAATCGATAACTCGCCGCGTCCCAACACTGATTGCTTACGAACGGTTTGGCTTCAAGGATAAAGCGCCCGCGCCGTCTGCGACAATTCCAACCATCGCTGTACCGGATACGAACATGCAAGCGGTTCCAACCGCCGATGTTCCTGACATGCAATTCGGTGAAATCCTAACGGAACAGGATTGCAGCCACTATTTCAAGAACTGTTTCTTTATCGAAAAGACCGGCGAAATCCTGACACCGCGCGGTCGGTTCATGAACGCAACGCAATTCAACGGTACATATGGCGGCAAGGTCTTCATTATCGACGCGCAAGGCAAGGTATCAGACGAGCCGTGGAAAGCGGCGTTGCGCTCGACATTGTGGACGGTTCCGAAGGTTGACCATATTCGGTTCTTGCCGGAATTGAAGACATTCGAGATTGTCGAGGATCAGTTAGGGCGGCGCGGCGTCAACACCTATATTCCAATCCGTCTCAAGTCGTCGCCGGGCGATGTCACGCCGTTCCTGCAACATATGGCGCATATGCTACCAGTGGAAAACGACCGTCACATTTTCCTGTCCTATCTGGCGCACAACGTCAAGTTTCCCGGCTTCAAGATACCGTGGGCACCGCTGTTGCAATCAGCGGAAGGCGTCGGCAAAGGCTTCATTCAGGCAGTCATTGAAGGCATGCTAGGTGAAATGTACACCTACAGTCCGCCAGCGGAAGAACTGGTCAAGAGCGGCAGCACGTTCAACGGCTGGCAACGCGGCAAGTTGATGATTGTCGTCAACGAGATCAAGATTGACGAACGTCGCGAGCTTATCGAGATCATGAAACCATGGGTATCGGATAAGCGCATTCAGATACAGGCCAAAGGCGATAATCAGGAAATGGAAGACAATCCGGCCAATTGGGTTTTCTTTAGCAACTACAAAGACGCCATACCGATCAACCAATCAGGTCGGCGTTATTCCATCTTCTATAGCGTCATTCAGTCGGCCGGCGATCTGCTATTGCGCGGCATGAATGACGACTATTTCAAAGCGTTGTGGCACTGGCTGGAAAACGGCGGTCAGGAACATATCGTTCACTGGTTGCTCAACTATCCAATCGAACGCGGCGGCATTCCCATGCGTGCGCCGCAGACGTCGAGCTATGCGGAAGCTGTCAAGGTGTCGCGCGGTCCTGTTGAGGTGGCAATCGCCAACGCCGTCGAGGATCAGCTACCGGGCTTCCGTGGCGGGTATGTGTCCGTTCTGGCGGTCATTGCCAGGTTGCGCGCCCTTGGCGGCAGACTGCCAGCCGTGGCGACCGTGGAGCGCATTCTATCGTCTATGGGGTATTATGACATCGGACGTGCGCCGCGCGCCTACGGGCAGGAAAGCATGCATGAAAAGGCGCATCTGTTTGCCGTCACCGATGCGTTGCCGGCGTCTGGTTACGGTCGCGTTCAGGGGTATGAGGGCTGATGCAAGTCCTATCTCTATTCGACGGCATTTCGTGCGGTCAGGTGGCGTTGCAGCGCGCTGGCATCAAACCGTCTTTCTATATGGCTTCCGAGATTGACAAGCATGCGATTGCTGTCACTCAATCGAATTGGCCGGCGACGGTTCAGCTTGGCGATGTTCGTCACATTAACCCCCCCACGTCCAGAATTGATTTGCTGCTTGGCGGTTCGCCTTGTCAGGGGTTTAGCAAGGCCGGCAGCAATCGCGGGTTTGATGACGTTCGTTCTCGTCTGATCTTCGATTATGTGAGGATATGGGCGCGTATCAAACCGCGTTGGTGGTTGCTTGAGAATGTCAAGATGTCGCAGCGGGATTGCGATCTGGTTTCAATGCTGCTTGGCGTTCAACCAGTCGAGATCGATAGTGCTCTATTCAGCGCGCAACGACGGAAGCGGCTGTACTGGACGAACATTCCGATTGCGCCGATTGTTGACGCTGGTGTCATGTTCTGGTCAATCAAGGAATGGAGCGGCGCGCATCTTGCCGATTATAAATTGAAGCGTACGCCATCGCGTGAACGCATGTGGTCAGGCGGCATTGGCAATCCTCGCAATAGCGGCAAGGGTGTATGCTCAAATATCACTTACGCCGAAAAGACGCATACGCTGACCATCAAACAGGATCGATGCCCGAACGCCGGCTTGATTGAGTATGAAGACTTTGCGCGCTACCTGACACATGTCGAGTGCGAGCGGTTGCAGACGTTGCCGGATGAATACACAAAAGCTGCACGACCGTTTCAACGATACGTGCAGCTTGGAAATTGTTGGACGGTTGATGTTGTCGCCCATATCCTCAAAGGGATTTCATAAGGTGGTGCGCGATAAGATCGCCTTCGAATAGCGATATCTTGCCGTGACCATGTTCGTCCTTATAGTCTTCATAGCGTTCATTCATTGTCGCGTACGCCGCTTTGTGACCGCTGAATTGCGTCCAGCAATCGATTACTTTCATGGTAGACGCGTCGAATTGTTCCGCGTCTACCGGTTGCCAAATTACAATCCATGATGTTTTCATGCTCATTTCGTTCAGTTCCTCTTTGCTGTTGCGATTGTTATTGCACATGCTGTTGCAATACGCAAGTACTTATCTGCGCAGCTTATCGGGCAATTGGAACAAACGTGCCAGGTCGCGCGTTACAACGCGGTCCAACCTATAGGAGCTGAGACAATGGCAACTCATGACGCCGACAAGACCGATAGCAAGCCGACTGACCGCCGCACGATGACGCGCGATCCCAACGCGACTGGCGGGCCGCTGGTCGAAAGTGGCAAGTTCGACAAGAAAGGCAATCCGGTCAGTCATGCCGGCTCGATTGCTGCAACCTGCAACATCGACGGCAAATGGTACGTCTGCAATATCCGGGGAGAATTGACCTTCGGTGAAAAGACGTATGGCACTGAGACGGAAGCCGTTGACGCTGCGCAGGCGATCAATCGCAAGTATGGCGAGGTTGTTGACGCCAGCGAACCGCCGCGCGTCTGATACCGTCCGCCAGACATGACAACGCCCGGAAGCTTTGCGGCTTTCCGGGCGTTTCATATTGGATTGCGGCGCGCCATACCTGTTCGGCTAGATACTTCTCTGGCGGTTGGGCAATTGCTTGCGCCAACGGTTCGCGTACGTGCTAGGCACCTATCATTTATTCCGCATTCCAAACCGAAGTCTTGCGATCCCGTCACCCACTCCGCTAGATCGCAGTTGCATCAAGTGGGGCGTTTCTATGGAACGGACAATTAGCCGGTTTGTTCCGACTTGTCAATCACGCGATAACGGACGATATCGGATTTGATTGACAGACTGGACCAGCGGAATAAATTCCAGCGTGCAATATTTGTCCGACCGCTGCGGAATTGCACTTCCACCTGAACGTCATTAGCCAGCGACGGCAGTGTGTCGCCGTCATACTCGATCCATCCGGGCTGACCTTCCATTGGCGGCGCAACAGGTGTTGGCGTGACCATCGGTGCAGCGCCGACGACTGGCGCGGGTGCCGGAACGACGCGCCATGCTTTGATATCAGCACTATCCCAACCGACAATTTCGTGCGGATAGACATATGAATTTCCGCTGTGCATCATGATTTCAACGTATGAGCCTGGTGCGAAATCGATGAACTTGCCAAATGGCGCTGGCGTCCATTCGCCGCCGTATTGCTTGTGATCCCTCAAGCCAAGCTCGTTGGGGGTATAAATCCTGCCGGTGTATGCGTCCGCGTCTTGCGTTTTAACGCCATCCCGCGCGATGATTGCCTGACATTCCTTTGCGCCGGCAAGACATGCCCATGCGAGAACGTTCGCCATGGCCCATTCACGGCTATCGGTCGGGTATTTGTCGGGCCGCACGGCTTCCGCCATTGCCAGCAAGACCGTTCCGAGTTGTGCGGGTGTGATACCTTCTGTCATTGTCCTGACTTTCTGCGGATTATCATTGCGTCCGCTAGTTTGTATGCCTTATCGGCAATGGCTTCACATGTGTTGGCGGAATGAATACCGCCGCCGCCCGCAAAGTCTTTGGTGACGATTGCGTTAAGCGCTGCTAGTGCGAATTGATCGCGCGGCGATAGTGTGTCGTCGATGGTGGTCATGTCTGAACCCTTCCGTATGATGAGCCGCCGACGCTTTCGCTGTAATAGAACAGCTTTTCATGCGTCGTCATGCTCTTGCCAAGTTGTTCGATGCGGTCGAATGCGCCGATGATGGGCGATGGGTCAATGTGGATGAGGCCGGTTAACACGTCCCGACCGCTGTTGCTGTCATGTGTGAAACCGGTTGCCAGCACTCCCCACGTTTCATGTTTGCCGCGCAGATCGCAACCGGTTTCCTTATAGAGATCGGTCGGGTTGGCGTGCCATGGCCCTTTCAGGGTGATGACACCGCCGATTGCGTCGATGAGCGGAAATTCTTTGCTGCTACCGCCAAGCCCTCGCGATCCAATGCCGCCGCTGCACCAGATATAATGCGCGTTGTCGTTGTCAGGCACCAGCCAAAGCGTTTGACCGTCGTTTGACAGACGCGGCGTGTATCGGACGTCATGGGGTCTGTATGCCAACCTTGACGTATGGCTGTTGGGGTAGAAATTACCGCCCGTGATGTAATCGGTCATGTTCAGTAATCCCTTGACAAAGCTGCGATGCGGCAAAGACCGCGACCGTTCAGATGCATATTCTCGAACAATCCGTCATTGCATTCCTTATGAACGTGGATCGCGGTTTCGCCTTCAAAGCCGTCCACACATTCGATCCGGCAATTCCTGACAGTAAAGCTGTTGGAACGAATATGCACGGTTGACTTGATCGCAAAACTACCGCCGTTCAATTGCCCATCACTTGCAACGATGGTTTCATTATCGACGCGGAACGGTTTGCCACTGAACAGTGCGTTCAGTGCCGGCGCGTCGTCATGCATACCGTCGCCGTAAAGCGTCGGAATATGCTCAGCGATTGCGAGTTTGGCAGTTGCGGCGACAACCGAGACTGCCAGAACACCGCGAAGAAATGAACGGCGTGATACGTCTACCATAGTGAATTATCCTCAATTGCTGTTGCGTCGATTATTGCGCATTTATCAGATGACGCATACCACCTTATTCCGTTGGCGTCGTCAATGGTCATTCCACCGGTTTCGTAGATGCGGACGATCTTTCCGGTGACGTGCATCCATTCTGTTCCGCTGTAGACTTTAAGTCTTGCCGTGCTTGCCATTCTAGATACTCTGCCAGTTGATTGAGAAGGTGTGCCGCTTCGCGTGCCTGGTCGGCGGTGATGCCGGATGGAAACGCATTGAATTTCGGCGCGTATGCGGTTTTCGTGTTGAAATACCCGCTGAACATCGCCAGTCCCAACGTTAGACCGGCGTCGGGATAGTGCACTGGCTTAGGTGGCATGCGGGTCATGGTGATAGCCTCTTGAACACGTAACCGCGTGCGGTCGGGTGCCGTTCCGGGTTGTTGAGGTGGTAGGATATCGAACTGTTGCTGATACCCAACACGATTGCGGCTTCCGTTGCGCTGCGATACGTCGTGTCGTTGGTGACGCATAGGATCGGGCCGCGTTGATAGTAGTGGCGGCGCAATGGCACATGTCGGACGTTGCGGGATAGCTGTTCGCATGCGGCTTGCGCCATGGTCTTGTCAGCGTGCGAGCTATGAAACACGATCTGAGCGCGACTGTGAATTTCGAACGCCTTGTTAGCCGGTGTGATACCGACATGATATGGAACCGGTGCGCCGACGCGTGCGAGACTGTAGACGACATATAGGGTCATCGACGGCGCTCCTGCACCTTCCGAGTTATGGCGTATCCGCCGAATGACTGGCGTGCATGAGTGGGGCAATACGGTCGGCCGGGCTCGCGTGTGCAGCCGCAGAACGTTATCTGCCGATCACCATGCGGCCATTTGCAGCCGTTGTCGGGCAGGGTCAGCATCGTATAGCGTCCCGGCTTGTCGCTGACTTCTGGTGCCGGTGTGTCGTGAATTGCTCGCTTTGCTTCGATGCGGCTGGCGCGCTGAATATAAGCGTTTGGGCCTGGTCGCGGCTCTGGTGATGGGTCCGCTGCATTCCGGCCGACGTTGCCGCCTAGCGGATGCGTGTTCTTTAGCTCAGGATTGCGGCGATACATGCCGCTGATTGCCGATGCTGTCACGCCAAGCTTTTCCGCCAACATCGTTTGTGTGTCGCCATATGACCAGACGCGGCGGATGCGGTTTGCTGTCTCTTCGCGGGTTGGTCTGGTCATTTCTTTAGATCACCTTTCAGATATAGCAGCGCTTCCGCTTGCTGAGCGCGCTTCCGCTTGCTGAGCGCGCGGCCGAACATTTGCAGATACTTGACGGCGGCTTTCTGGTCGTTGGTTGCCGTCCGCTCGACTGGCGACCTAACAATGACCGGCAGATGACCACACGCCAGACATTGCGTATAGCCGACGACGTTGGCGTTGCCGCAGCGCGGGCAGGTTTCGCGTTCGACGGCCATGTTAATCACTATCCGCTGTAACTATGACGTTGATATCAACGGCGTATTCCGCAGGATGGGCGAACGCTCTCGCCAACCAGTCGATTGTGATTTGCGCGTTGGACGGCTTGCGATAGCTGTGCAAGCCGTATTCGTCGCGAATGTGGTCTGTGATGATCTTTTCTAGCTTTTCAGCGGTCAGGCGGATTGTTGCTTCCCTGACCTGAACCGTCGTGATCACTTCCTTGTCGCGGGTGATCCATTTCAATTCGGGACCGGCAGCGCGTGGAACACCTATGCCCATGTGATAATCTCCTATTTATCCAAGTGGTGAAAGTTTTGCAATTTATTCGATCGGATGTCAAGCCGGTCTGGCGCTCCTGAGCGGGCGTGGATGTCAAGTCACCATGGGGGCGTGTAGCGGTATGTGCGGTCCTTGACGGTCTTGTGGCCCGGTTTGCCCTTGAGGTGAGCGTGCAAGGCGCTGTAGGTCAGGCCGTGCGATCTGGCGGCGTCTGCGGCCGAACGCCAGCGCTCGCCAGTCTCGATACATTCGACGTGGTGATATTTTGCGGCCATGTAATAGCCGCGAATATTGCAATGCGGCTGGTGGTGAGCAATCAGCCGGCGTTGCTCGATAACTGCTTCACGCTCGTCTGTTGTCAGGTGTGTCACCTTGACGATCAGCGCTTCGGACGGGTGGAAGCGCTTTGCCCATTCGCTGTTGCATGCCGCGTCCTCAAACGTGAAGAGTTTAGACAGCAATGTCATGCCGACGTAATGCACAACGTCGTCGGCGTTCATGTGCATGTAAATTGCGTAAAGCCATTGGGTATCGATGGGGCGGGTAACGACGTCGATATTGCAGGGGATCAGCATGGCGGTCAGTCCTTAACTCGCTCGAATGTGTAAATGGTCCTGATAAATTGATATCGGTCAGGATGGTTCAAATGCTGAGACATGGCGGAAGGTGTCACGCTGAACGCTGCCGCCGCTTCCGATGCGTTTTTGTAGATCGTTCCTGTCTGCCAGCATTTTACACGTTGGCGGCTTTGTTTGCGCGTTGGCAATGGGGAAATTGGAAAGCCGTAATGCGCTCTTAATTGTTCCCGATAAAGTTCAGCGTCCCGTTTGTTTTCGAAAGA